ATGGGGACGATTACTCAAAGGAAGCGCAAGGATGGGTCCGCAGCTTTTACGGCTCAGATCCGCATCATGCGGCAGGGGAAGGCAGTTTATCAGGAAAGCCAGACATTCGACCGGAAGGCGGCGGCCCAGAACTGGCTGAAGCGCCGAGAAGCAGAGTTGGCAGCGCCAGGCGCGATCGAGCGAGCCAATCGCAAGGGCGTCACTGTACGGGAAATGATCAAGCAGTATCTTGAGGAGTACGGGAAACTGCGACCGTTGGGCAGGACCAAGGAGGCGACGCTCCAGGCGATAGCTGCGACATGGCTGGGGGATGTGGTCGACCGGGACCTGACTTCCCAGGTGTTGGTCGAGTACGCAATGGATCGCATCGAGAAGGGCGGCGTGCAGCCGCAGACTGTAGGCAACGATCTTTCTCACCTCGGTGCCGTCTTGACGGTTGCGCGCCCAGCATGGGGCTACGAGGTGGATCCGGTGGCCATGGCCGACGCCAGGCGCGTTCTGCGCAAGATGGGAGGCGTTTCCAGGAGCAACGAGCGGGACAGGCGCCCAACTTTGGAGGAGCTTGACACCATCCTTGCCTACTTCGTTGAAATGCGGGAGCGTCGCAAGCAGCAGATCGACATGGTTCGGATGATCGGCTTTGCGATTTTCTCAACGCGCCGCCAGGAAGAGATCACCCGGATCCGCTGGGACGCCATCGACGAAGCACGCCAGGCAGTGCTGATCACCGACATGAAGAATCCGGGCCAGAAATACGGGAATGATGTCTGGTGCCACCTGCCAGATCAGGCATGGCGAATTTTGCATTCGATGCCCCGGCGCGAGGAGTTCGTGTTCCCCTATAACGCGAAGTCGGTCAGCGCTTCGTTTACCAGGGCTTGCAGCTTCTTGGAGATCGATGATCTCCACTTTCACGACCTGCGCCATGACGGCATCAGTCGGCTTTTCGAGATCGGATGGGATATTCCGCGCGTGGCCAGCGTCTCGGGCCACCGGGACTGGAATTCGATGCGGCGTTACACGCATCTGAGAGGGAACGGCGACAAGTACGAAGACTGGCCGTGGTTGGAGCAGATAATAGAGGGCCCCACGATCGAGGCCCGGTAGGCGGGAGGGTTAGGATGCACGGCGCAGGGTTCTGCGCCCCATGAGCTTTTCGTGCTCCTCCTTCGCCGTTCTGTGCCGTTCGTCAAGGTAGTTCGCCAGGTCCGTCAGGTGTACGCCACGCGCAGACTTCTGGCTGTTCTCCATGCGTACCAGCGGCAAGTCGATTTCGCCGGCCGCTACCTTCATCTTCATTTTCTCGGGGGTCAGGTGGCTGAAGTAGTCGGCGCAGACGCGTTCGAGGGGAATGATGGCGGCGCCATCGTACTGAGCCATCAACAGAAACAGGGTGTTCATTGGGCGTTACCTATCCCAGCTCTCCGGCCGGGCTGTTCCGCGACCCTTTCCGTTGGGCCGCGGGCATGGATGATTTCAGGTAGGATGCACCGGCTCACCGGTGACGGGACCAGCCTTGGCGGGCATGTGCCCCTGATCCGGTGGGCTTTCGCTGGGCGAAGGTCTGGCCGGAAACGGCTTTCCCGCCAGGATGCCCAGGGCGTCGGTGGCGCGCTGGACGATGTTGAGCGCCACCTGCAGCGCCGCCGCGTCATCTTGCATGCGCATGAGTGCGGTCATCTTGGGCCGGTGCTCGGCACATACTCTGTCGCGAAGCTGACCGGCGGCGCGGCGAACAGCGTCGGCCGTACCGTGGTGTTGGAGCACCAGGGCCATGACCAGTACCACGTCGACGCTGTGCATCTGCATCGTGGTTGTGCGAAGGAGCCAGCGGGGAAGTGCGATGCCTGGTTTCTGCCTCATCCGAAGCACCCCGCCTGCCAGGCTGCGAGCGTGCGAACGATCGGGAATATCTCCACCAGCCCCACCACGGTCAGGCCGAGGGCGGCGATGATGCCGAGGGCAGTCAGTGCTTTTCTCATGCGTCACCCCGTAGGAGTCGCATCGCCGCGTAGGTTTCCGGGGCTTCGCTGCTGCGTTGCCAGTCCAGGCCGGCTTCGCTCAGGAAGAGGTTGGTGAGCTTTTCCCAACTGCTCGCCAGTGCGGCCCATTCCGTACTGTGCTGGGCCATTTCGCGCATGCGAGGCTTCCATTCAGGGATCAGGTCCAGCAGAAGCAGGCAGCGATTCAGATCGTCCGGGTCGTGGGGGTGATCGTAGTAGCCACGCTTCGGAGTAAGGCCCAGCATGTGATCGTGGATGGCGCGAGAGGACGCGCCGACCTGCCCGTCGCGCAGCCACTTGGTTGCCCGCTGTTCGATGGTGGAGCCGGCCCCTGGCATGGTGGTGTCGTAGCCCAGGGGGCAGCCGGCCTGCTCGAGCGCACGCTCGAAAGCCTTATCGAGGTCTTCCTGGCCAACCCGGCCCTGGATCAGGTCGTTCATCACCGGAGTGATCGCATCGAGCTGGCGCTGATTGAGGACGTGACCATTTAAGATGATGCTCATGCCTCACCTCCCTGCGCCGGCGCAGCGGCTGGTGCCCTGCGGCCTGCCTTCAGCGCTCCGGCGTGCTGGTAATATGTGCTGGCGGTGTACTCGTAGTGGTCTTGCAGTGCCCGGAGAGCACGGGCCAGCGATGTGCCCTCTGCGGTATGCAGCCAGGGCGCCCGTCGCCCGTAGCCGGCGCTCTTCACCTCGTAGCGAGGCTTGCCGGAACTACCGTAGTTGTCGCGGCGCTCCACGCGTAGCGTCGAGAGCCGGTTGGAGCCGCTGGACTGGATGCCCTCTGCCACAAGTAGCTTTTCGCTGCTGCGGCTCGCATGAACTGTCCAGTTGTAGCCGGGCATGATCCTGACCAGCTCGGCCCTGAATTGGGATTGCTTCATTTCAGTCTCCCATCGCGCCGTGGCCAGCGCATTCGCCGTTGCAGCCGTGTTCCAAGCATTCCGGGCACGGCTCACCGTCATCTTCCTGATCGTCGCTCTTGATGAGGACCAGGCGTCCGCCGCAGTGGTGACAGAACAGCGCGCCGTTCTCTGCTGGTCCGTCCTCAACGAAGCCCCAGGTCTGGCCGCAACTTGTTTCCCAGATGCCGCTGCTTTCGGTCCATTTGCACGACGGGGATGCCAAACTGGTCGGCGCGTGCGCCAGGGCGGCGCGGGCACGCTCAATCGCCCACTCCAGCATGTCGAGCGTTTCGCACTTTTCGATCATGATGTAGGTCTGCCCAGTGTTCTTCAGCTTCTCCGGCTGTCCCCTGCGATTTTTTACCCAGTCACGCACTAGGATTAACTCCTGAAGTGCCGCCCGCTCATCCCCGCCTGCCTGCTCTACCGATGCAGGCGCGTCACGAAGCGGTGTGCCTGCCAAGCCCTTGGCTGCCAGGTAGTTGGTGGCGCGTGCCATCAGGTTGCTTTCCGGGGCATGCCGCTTCAGCGAACTGGCCAGCATGCGAACCAGCATTGCCAGTTCCTGGGTGCGCTGTCCCTCGGCGCGGCCGATGTCGTAGAACGGACGAAGCCAGTGATCCTCCGCCGGCGGCTGGCTGGCCTGGGCGCCGAAGGCTAGCGCGCCGGTGATGGCGTCTGCGATGACCTGGCGCTGGTCGATCGCCGACTGGGCTGGCATGTCATTGCCGTGCGCATCGCAAATCGCCGCCATGTTGCGCAGGGAGTCCAGCAGTTCGCCCTTGCTCGGGTTCATGCCGATATCGTGGCCGATTGCCTCCCAGGCCTCGAGCACAGTGACTACTTCGGACCTGAAGCCGGCGTACCAGAGCTTCACGGCATCTTCCTTGGCAAGCGGGTAGCTGAGGCCAGCGGCGGTCAACTGGTCTTCGGACGGCGGTGCCTGTTCGAACTGCTCCACGGGCGTTTGCGCCGGATCGGCGAATTGGATGGGCGCGTGGCAGGGGCAGCGGATCTCCTCGCCGGAAATGCTGTTGCAGAAGCCGGTGCCCTTGCAGTCGATGCAGGGCGCCGGCGCCTGGTCCTTGATCAGGGCCAGCAGGCTCTCGGCTGAGGAGTGAACGTCGTCGAGGTCCGTCGACCAGCGGTGCGGGCTGGTGTCGTGGATGTTGTCCAGGGCGTCGACGATGCCGCGCAGGCGGGTGGCGCACTGCTCGATCAGTTGGTGTTGGGTAGATGACATGGTGGTGTCTCCGGTTGCTCCGGCGCCGGCGGCCGGCAGCGGAAGCATTTGCACAGGCCTATCCGTTGGCCCGTGGTGCGGCAGATGGTGGGGCGGTTCATTGCGGTGCTCAGGTGAAGCTGGTCGATCAATGGTTGGCACAAGACAAGCAGATTGATAGGTGTCTGACCCACCTAGATAATGATCAGCCGTATGAGGCCATTCACAGGAGATCGCGATGCGATACGTACTCAACCTGGCGATGCCAGTGGCCTGCACCTGTGCAGGCCTGCTGATCCTGGCGGTGTTGTCCTCGCTCAGCGGGAAAGGAGGGATGCTTCAAGCTCTGGGCGAGATGGCCAATACGGCTTTTCCCTTCGTAGCAGTTGCAACGCTCTCTTTCGCTGTCTGGGGCTGCTATCGGTATTACCGGATTGCACGTTGGGAAAGCGGGGAAAGGACTGGCGATTGCCACCAGTGCGGCGGGGATACGTCGCAGCACGATGGAAAATACGGCCCCTACGTTAAGTGCAGGATGTGTGGCTGGAAGCGGGAAGGGTATCTGTAGGGAGGTGCATGGGGTACTGGGCGCTTATGGTGCATTCCTCGCCCCGCAGTTGGAGCAGTCGTCGAAGCGCTGGATTACGGCAGCAACCCCTCCCCGATCTGGCGGGCATGCTTGAGGCTGCCGGCCCTGATGCGCGTCCAGTTCTTGCCCCAGTCCTCCGTCAGGCCGCCCTGATCCCGGAAGAACGGCCCGTGCTTCACGAACACCTTTTTGCCGGCGTTGCGCATGACGAAGTAGGTGTTGTCGTCGACCGGCTCGTCCGCTCGGACGTGTTCGATCGCTTTGTCGGCCGGCGCCGTGCGCCAGTCCGGCCAGGTGCGCGCCTCGTTCTTCGTCTGCTTTGCGACCAGGGCGTCGATTATCTGCGCCGGAGTGGCGCCGGTACGCCAAGCCCCGTCCAGAGCGAGAATCACAACGTCGATCCACTCGGCCAGGTCGCCAGGGGCTTCATCGATCTCGCGCAGCTCCTTGCGGATGTGGTCGATGACGCCGGCGGCGCGCGACCCTGGCCCGAACGTGCGTTCGCTGAACCGGCGCTGGCGCTCCAGGTGCAGGTCGAAACGGAACACGTCCAGGCGCCCCTGGGCGCGGCCAAGCGCGTAGGCCTCGTCCTGGAACATCAGGAGGTGATCGTCGGGGTGGTTCTGGTTCGTCGTCATGGCGGAGTTGTTGTTTTCTGCGGACATAGGAGTACCTCTCGCCTGCTGGCGCAATGGCATGGAGTGGGGTAGGTTCGGGAGCCCGGCATGGGGCCGGAGCAAGGAGATGCAAATGGCAGTAGCAATTGAAGATAACGATGGCCACACCCAGATCTACGATACGGCCGTGAAGGTCGAGGTCGAAGGGGACAAGTACGTGGTTTACGGCCCTTTCAAGTCGGTTCTTGCCGTTGTCCCCCGGGACGACGTGAAGCGCCTGGCCTCTGATGAGGAATCCCCAATCTAACGGGATCCACCAGTGATTTTGTAGTGCAACTGTTTATTGCGGCGGCCCTTTTCAGGANCAACTGTTTATTGCGGCGCCCCTTTTCAGGGCCGCTCTTCTTTCTGATCCACACTCAACCCCACCGCTACCTACCGCACCCAGATGGGCGTATTGCTGAGCATGAACGTCTCGCCCTGCTCGGCCAGCAGCAGGGTGGTGCCCATCACGCCGGCGATGGCCTCGGCCGCGGCCGGTGGTACGGCGTTGCCGATGCGCTCGCGCCAGTCGCTGTCGCTCAGGCCGTCGAGGACCAACTGCTCTTCGGGGTCGACCAAGCTCTGCAGCGCGGCGAGTTCCAGGGTGGTAAACGGCCTGTGCCAGGTGCCGTCCAGCGACTGGATGATGCAGGTCAGCCGGTCGTTCGCCGCCGGCATGCGCGGGTCGGCGACGCTCCACCGGCCATTGTCGTGCCTGGCGCTGGCCGACACTGCGCCGGCGGACTGGTTGAAGCCCACCACTCCGTAGTGGCCGCCGGTGAGGTAGGAGTCTCCCTTCGTCCGGTTGAGCACCCGCGGGTCTTCGACGCATTGCCCTGTGCCGTGGGCACTGGTAACCGCTTGTGCATGGCGGCTCCAAGGCACGATGCGGAACTCGTTCGAGTGTTTGGCAGGGCCGCTGTGGCGCGGATCAGCCACGGCGAAAGCGCCCTGGCCGGTGGTGCTGGCGGCGATCACGGTGCCGGACGGACCGTCCCAGTCAGTGACCGGGTACTTGCCGAAGCTCTGCCCGCGCGGATCGGCGACGGAGTACGTGCCCTGGCCGGGCGACTTGACGCCGATGATGGCGCCGGAGGTGTCGGTCCAGCGGCGGACGCCGTACTGCTGGTATTGCATAGCGTTTGCCGGTGCGCGCGGGTCCGCTACCGAGAACGCCCCGTTCGTGGGGCCGCTGCGGCCGGCGATGGTGCCCATGCTGTCGTTCCAACCGTGAACGCCCATGTAGCCTGCCTGATATTTCGGGACGATGATCAGATCGCGCAGGTAGCCGTCCTCAACGGCCAGGTCGTTCAAACTGCGCCAGTCGCTGCCGGCTCGCACCAGGGCGAGGCGCACCCAGGTCTTCCACTGCAGGGACGGCACGCGGTGCATCGGGCCTGCGGCCTCAATGTCGCCGGGAAGCGGCATGCGGCCGAGGATGTCGCCGACGGCGCGGAGCGACTTCTTCTCTGGCTCGTATAGGAAGGGCGGCACTTTCTCGACGTGCCGCGCGACAAGCAGGAAGCGCTTGCGCGATTGGGCCAGGCCGCCGAGTTCGCCGCAGTCGTGAGTGGTTTCCGCCACGGCGTAGCCGAAGCCACCGAGCAGGCTGTTGATCTGGTCCAGCAGGTGCCGACCGCGGCTGGCCAGGCGCGGGACGTTCTCGAAGACGATCAGGGGCACCGGGTCATCGGCCCAGGCTTCGCCCATGAGCCAGATGCAGCGCAGAGTCAATTCGTTGAGTGCCTGGTATTTTGGGGTGAGGCTCAACTTCTCGGACAGCAGGCCGGAGGCCCCCTTGCAGGGGCTGGAGATGAACACCGCGTCCGGGCGCTTGCCCTGGGCGGCGCGGCGCACATCCTCGGGGGTGGCCTCCCGCCAGCCTGTCGGCGGCTCCTTGCCGTGGAACCGCACGTACTGGTCGCGGGTGAAGAGGTCCAGCAGGGTGCCCGGGACACCGGCCAGGCGCTCGAAGTCGCGCAATCCGGCCGGGTCCACGTCGATCCCGCCGAGGCAGACCCATTCGGCCTCGACGTTGCCGACCCGCGGGCGCGCCCGGTTGAAACCGGCGGCACCGCCGCCCAGGCCGCAGCAGAAGTGGAAGTGGTAGAGAGTGCGCTTGATCATGCGGCGGGTTCCTTTTCGCGAACGTGAGGACGCACTGCGCTATGCGTGATGGCGCAGTGATGTCGTTGGAGTTAGATTTGGAAGGCCCGGCATGGGGCCGGATCAGGGAGGAGAGATGCCTGACTTCAGAATCGTCGAGATCGTGTTCGATGACACCAAGGTCTATTACCGGTATGAGACGGTGGGTGCATCAACAATCGGTGGAGAGCAAACACCTGCTTATCAGCAAGACATCATCCTCAATCATTTTCGGTCTGCCGCAGGCTATCGGGGTTCTCCGACAAAGGTTGAAAGCGCTGCACTTGTTGCATCGAAGGCCGTGGGACGAGTGGTCCAAACTTTGAGCGGATCCAAGGCTCAAGCCAGGTCGACAAAGAACACTTGGGTAACCAAGGCGCATGCAGATCGTAACTATGAGGTTCTCAACACCCAGAGTCGTTAGGCTGTACGCGACCCGCTAGAAGTACGTCAGTACTCCGTGAACAGGCACTGGACGCCGCCCTGCCTGACAGGGCGGCCCACGAGGCATGGTTGAATCGCCCACAGGGCGGCGTCCGGTGCGTGCTGGAAGAGAAAGCGCCCCAGGTGGGGCGCTGTATCGAGGGTCAGGCCGCAGCCTGTTGCTGCTGGTCGGCGAGTTGCCCGGCGTCGATCCAGACCGCTTGTAGCCAGGCCGGCGTCTTCGCCATCGGTTCCTTGAGCGTGCCGGCGACGATCAGCGTGTCGATCTCGCCGCCGGCGGCCAGGCTCTGGAACAGCTTCATCGCCTGCTGAGTGCGAGCAGGGATATCCAGCACGTCGAGGCGATCCAGCAGCGCCAGGCGCAGGCCGGAGATCGTCGCGATGGCCAGGGCCAGCGTCGCGTCGCACCGCCAGCGTTCGGACTCAGACAGCAGGCCGTACAGCCGGCCGCCGAACGTGACGTCGATGTCTGCGCTGATCTGCACGGGCGACCAGCCGGCGGTGCCGGATAGGCGCTGCAGCAGCTCGTTCACCGGTCCGATCGCATCGGCCAGGATCTCCGCTGGGATGCCCGCGGGCGATAGGGCATCGGCCAGGGCGCTCCAGGCGCAGACCTCGGCGTGGAAGCCGGCGGCCTGCTTGATGACGTCCTGGCGCTGCGCGGCGGCGTTGAACGCTTCCTGCAGCGACTGCACCTTGGCCTGCTGCCGATCACGCGCCTGGCGCAGTTCGTTGATCGCCTGTTCGCCGTTGGCGATCGCCTCGGCGCTGGGCGCCTGGGCGGTTTCGGCTTCCAGGGCGGCGGCCTGCGCGGCGGCGGCCTCGCTCTCCTTCAGGTCCCGCTGGCTGTTGGCGACGGCCCGCTGAGCGCTGGCAAGATACCCGCGGTACTCCTCCAGACGTTTCGCCGCCTCGGGATCGGCAACCTTCGCCGGCGGCTGGTGCGCGACCAACTGGCCGGCCTGCAGGTCCACGGCGCCCTGGCAATGAGGGCAGGTCAGCGGCTGGTGGGCGGGCTCGCCGCTGGCGGCGGCCTCGGCTGCCATCACCTTCTCAGACCATTCGTCCTGATTGGCCTCGTCGGTGGCCAGCTTGTTGCGCCGGCGGTCGGCCAGCGCTGCGGTTTCGCGCAGAGCGGTGATGCGGCTGGCCCGCGCCTGGGCTTCGGCGTGGGCGCGCTTGCTGGAGCCTAGGGTCTGCTGGGCCTCGTCCAGGTCCTGGGCGGTGGCTCGCAGTTCCGCGCGCGCCGATTCCAGTTCCTCCTCGCTGACGATGACTGGCGGCGCCTCCGGCTCCCACCCGTTCGCCTTCTCGCTGCCGTAGTTCTCGCCGGTGACCGCTTTCCAGGCGCCGCGCGCTTCGCTGGCGTAGTCCTTTGCCTGGCCGACCATGGCGGAGAACCCGGAACGGAGCAGGGGCTTCACCTTCTCGAACAGCGCCAGGTCGATGCCCTTGGCCTTCAGGCGCTTGCCGACCTCGGCTGGGCTGGCGCTGGCGCCGGTCAGACTGAGCAGCAGCTTGCGGCGATCATCCGCCTTCAGGCCGGCAAACAGGCTGGCGTCGAGCACGTATGGCAGGAACGGCGAGTCGGCGAGCGGGGAGCCTTTGCCGCTGGGCAGCGCGACCCCGCAGGCCTGCACCTCGCCGGCATCGTCCAGCCACTCGACGCGGGCCTCCCCTTTCTTGGCGCCCTCGGTGATCAGTTGGCCGATATGCTGCTTCTGCGCAACGCGGCCGGGCTTACCGGTGAAGGCGTGGCTGATGGCGTCGAGCAGCGAACTCTTGCCGGCGCCGTTGTGGCCGGCCACCAGGAGCACCGGCGCAGAAACATCAAGGGCCGCATGACGCAGCCCTTGAAAATTGGTGATTTCGAGTTTCGTGATGCGCATGGCTCACTCCAGGTCGAGGGCGATATCCCCCGGCTTCTTGACGACGCGGTAAGTGTTCAACTCGCGGGATTCCTCGTTTTCCTGCTCGAGCACGATGACGCCCTGGTCCAGCAGTTGGAGAACGACGCGCTCGGCTTCCTCGGTGGTGAGAGCGAAGCGCGATTGCAGCCAGGCCGCGTCGAACACGTCCTTCTTGGTGGCGACGCCGATGGCGATCTCGCCCAGGGTGTGGCCGGCGAAGCGCTCGACGCCGATGGCTTTGATTTCCTCGAACTCGGCCTCGACAACCGCTGCATCCAGTACCTCGCGGCCGCCGTTGCTGTCGGCCGCTGTGACTACGCCTTCTTTCTCCATCCGCTCGATGATGCGGGCCGCGCGGTTGTAGCCGATCTTCAACTTGCGCTGGATCGCCGAAATCGACGCTCGCCGGGTCTCGCGGACGAACTCAACAGCCGCCTGGTACAGAGGGTCAGTGTCAGCGCCCCAAGCGCCGTCTTCCTCCATGTCGCCGTCGCCGCCGTTCAGGTCCAGCGGGTTCTGGTCCGGATCCGCCTTCACGTCCTTCATGCCGTCGAGGAACTCAGCGGCGCCGCCGATGATCAGCAAGCAGTCCTCATTCACCGCGTCCAGAAGGTCGTGCTTGTTCGGGCTGGAGTGATTCACCACGATGACGGCCTTCATCTTGTCCTTGGCCGCGATGGATTCGAGCTTGCCGTAGACGGTCTCGCGCTCGGCGCCGGCGATGGTGTGCACCGCGATGGTGGCGGCGTTGCGCACCTGCTGCTCCAGGCGCTCGATCACATCGGTCTGCTTGGCTTCGGACAGCTTCTGCCACACGTCCGGCAGGATGCGGATTTCCTGGATCAGGCCCTGCAGCAGGCTCTTGCCGAGCGTTTCGGCGGTCATGTGGAGGAAGGCGGCGTTGTTCTGGCTCATGGGCTGGTTCCTACTGGTTGGCGATGCGTTCGAGGGTGGTGTACTGGGACTCACTGAGGAACATCCGCGGGCCGTAGCGCTGGAAGTTGGCGCGCAGGTCGGCGGTGAACTCTTCCTCCCAGGTGGTGGCGGCATTCAGCTCCGCCGCGCCGAGGAGGCTATTGAACTCCTCGACACGGTCGAACTGCTCTTCGATGGTTCGGCTGGGCATGGCCGGTTACTCGAGATTGAGCTCGTCGGTGCCGGTGTCGACGGTGTCCGGCTGCTGGCCCGGGGCGGGTTCGGTGATTTCGCCCGTCTCGGTGTTCACGCCGTCCGGCGGAGAGGGCTCGTCTCCATCGTCTTCGGCGGCGACAGCCGGCGGCGCCGGTTCTTTGTCTCGGAGATCATCGACATGCACCGTCACGGTTTCACCCTGGATATCGGTGTCCCGCGGTTCGATGAAGTCGTTGACCTCTTCGACGGTCTGCAGGCCCATCAGCAGCTCAGGCGCATACAGGCGGCCCAGTAGGCTGGCAGCGCGGTAGCGCAACATCACCTCGGGCATGGTCTGCCACTTGCTGCCGTTCTTGGTGAGCCAGCCCTCGTCGAGCGCCATTTGAATCGACACTTCGGGGCTTTCGATCACGGGCACTCCGTACTCGCGGCACAACTGGAGCATCGACTTTTTGCGAAGCTCCTCGGGGCTGAAGGTCGGGATTTGAACGCCCCTCTCGGTGGTCCAGGCCGTGCAGGTCTGATGGCGAACCTTGATGGTCTTCGTCTCCTCGACCTTCTGCTTGTTCTTCCAGGTAGTCGCCTTATAGGAAACCTCCTGCTCTTTGCCCGGCTGGCTGAGGTCGTAGCGGAGCGGGTTGAAACGGCCGCAACTGTTGATCGAGGCGATGATGAACTGGCTGGACCAGCTCGGCCGGCCCTCGATCACGTACAGGTTCTGCATCACCATCAGCGGATCGGCGCCCATACGCTGCGCCATGTTCAGAGCGACGATGCAGTTCGGCAGCCCGGCGCCGTTCGGGGTGTAGCCGGTGACCTTGCCGTACTCTTTCACCTCGGCGAAGGCGCGGTACTGCACCGGCACCAGGGTAGACGCGCTGAGCGCCTTTGCGACGCGTTGGATCTGGTCGAAGCCGGCGCCGGTGAGGAGGGACATCGGCGCATCGTTGGTTGACCTCGCGACGGCGCTGGTCTTCAACTGCTCCAGTTGGGTGGGTTCGCTCATGCTGCTGTCTCCTTGTAACCCATGAATTTCCGGTACTCGGCCTCGGTCGCAACGCTCACGACGCGGTGCTCGTCGGGCTTGTCCGGCTTGTTGTGCTGCTTGCGCTGGGCCTCGAGGAACTGGCCGCGATCCCAGACGCGGTGGTGGTTGATGACCTCGCGGCGCTTGCCGGCCGGGTCGGTGAGGCGGACGTACAGGTCTTCGGATTTCATGGCGATCCTCATTCGTGGTATGGGCAGGTCCGCCAGCGCGGACAGTACTTCGGGCTGCAAAGTGGGCTTTGCGGGTTCGGGGGGAAGAGGCCGGAGCGGAACATGTCGGCGGCGAACTTGATCAGGCCGGGATGCTCGTCGGTGCCGGCCATCACCTGGCGCGCGCCGACGATCTCGCCGACCGCCGCCTCGGGCTTGCCCTTCGTCTTCAGGCCGATGATCTCGGCCGGCGCGGTGATCGCATCGCCGGTGGTGTGCTCGTAGAGCAGTTCGTAGGTGCCGATCTGGGCTTTGTGGCCCTTTGTCTTTGCCACGCCCTGGCTCACCGCGGCGGCGCCGGTCTTCACGTCGGCGATGCCGACGCCGTGGCTATCGCGCTTGATGCGAGCCCGGTCGAGTTGGCCGGTCAGGCGGACGATGATCCCGCCACCGCAGTCGATCTCCATCGGCTTGGTCGTCAACTCGACGGCGACGAAGTCGTAGCGCGGGCTGATGTCGTTGCAGTACTTCGTGTGCAGCGTCAGTCCGGTGGACTCCGCTTCGCGCGGGCTGATGTCGGAGCCGCGCCAGTCGACCTCGAACTCCGGCTGCTGCAGCGTGTGCACTAGCAGTTCCGAGGCGTCGTAGGCGCTGATCGGCTCGCCGTTCACCCGCGCAGCGTCGAATGCTGCGGTGCTTGCGTGGATCGCGGTACCGAGCAGTGCCCGGGGGGATGAAGGGCTACGAATCTTGAGGAGGTGGATGCCCTCCCACTTGAACGCGCAGTCGAACAGCGCGCCCCAGGACGAGGCGCGCACGGTGATGGTTTGCATGGTTGGCTCACTTCCCGGCGATGGGTGCCGTGGCGGGTTGTTCGGCGGTGATCAGACCGCCCCAGGCAGGGGCGAAGATGAGCAGGATGTAGAAGGCGGTCATGGCCAGGGCGCCGAGGAGGGTGGCTTTACGCTTCGCGTTCATCGAGAGCCTTCCTGGCGAGCATGTCGCGCTTGCTTCGTTCGAAGGCTGGACTCCAGAAGCGGAAGCCATCCAGCCAATGGATCTCGCGCCCCTGACGACGGAGTCGGCGGGCACGCTGGGCGCCCACCGCGCGCAAGCCATAGGTGTTGCTGAAAAACCTGGTGCGCAACGCCTCGATACTCTCGGCAGGGTCGTACTTCCGATAGTTCCTGCTGGGTCGATTGCTTGCCAGCCACTCTTCCAGCTTTGCCTTGGATATCCGGCCGCCGGAGAAGACGTAGCAGTGATGCAGCTTCTCGATTGTGCTGATGCCGATTTGTACGGTTGGCTCCGGCGGGCTGGGGTGCGCTGCATCCCAGACCTGCCCATGGCATTCAAGGGTGCCTCCGTCATCCAGCCGAATCGTGAACTTGCGCCCCGCGAAGGCATCGGTGGAGCCGGGGACCTCCTTGAGGAAGTCGTAGAACCCGCTGTCGTTGGCGATCAGGTGGCGGCCACGCCCGCCCCAACCCGCAACCTTCTCGAACTCTCCGCAGGAGTAGACGAACTCGGGCATGCGGTCGATGACCACGAAAATCTGGGTCGTGTACGCCGATTTGTGCTCAATGACGTCGATGATCTGGATTGGCTCAGCCACGGCGCACCCCCAGGCACTTCCGGCCTTTCTTGATGGTCACGGCCATGCGGCGCGGGAGATTCACCACCAGGGTCTCGCGGGGCAGGCCGAGTACCGCGGCGATGTCGGCGCCGGCAGGCATCACCAGGTCGTCTAGCTGGTCGTCGATGATCGAGCGAACGGGGCGGGTGGTCATGTGTTCGTGCTCCTGAGTTCTGCCCAGCGCGAATCCGCTGCGGCGTCGAGCCGGCGGCGCATGTCGTCGTAGAGGCGGGTGTCGATGAAGTCCACTGCGTAGGCCAGTTCGATCTGGCCGTGGAGGAAGCTCTGTTCGGGGCGCGGGAAGTGGGACCGGCGCATGGCCGTGATGCCTTCCTCAATCATCCGAACCGCGCGTTCATTGCTGAAGGCCATCGTCGTCCTCCTGCTCTTCGTCCTCGTGCTCCGGTTCCGGGTCCGGCTGGTCCCAGAGCGGGTCGACGGCACGGTCGTAAGCGAGTTGCGCGTTGCTGAAAGCCGCGCGGTTGCGGCGCTCGCGGTATGTCCACATCGGGATGCTCTCCGTGGTTCACCTGCATTCGGCTGAACGCTCGCGCCGCCGGGCTTGCCGATGGGGAGGCGGGGAGCGTTCATGCGAATGCGGGCGGTGAAAAAAGCCCGGCCGGAGCCGGGCGAAGAGGGGGAACGCTGCATGCGCAGCGGGGAGTGATCTGTCTCGTCCGATCCAATCGCCAGTCGGTATCCCTTCCGCGTTATCGGTTCGCTGTCCAGCCCGAGGTGGCTGCGCTATTCAATCGGCAGATCACTCTCCGCTGCGCCCTGGCCGAGCCAGGAGCAGGAAAGAGAAGGGCGCCGCCAAGCGCCCTGTCTCCACTTACATGCACCGCCTTATGTGAAAGCGGTTGGGTACAGGCTCGACCGCATGTTGGCGATCTGCCGTTGGGGCTGGCCTACATGTCGAGATCCTCCGTTGTACGCGCCGTTGTACCGGCGGGCGCTCGCCGTGGGTTAAACGCCCGGCAATAGGCCAGGCGCCGAAGTCAGGAGATCGCGGTGCAGGCCCGCAACGCGACCGGCGCCGACTGCCCTTCGATCCAGATAACCGCCGCCCCGCCAAGCGACACGCTGGCCCGGCCGACGGTGCGGGTGCGCTGCGGTTCGGCCCCTCGGTACGGCCGGTACTCGATCAGCGCTGGCGCCGGGTGCTCGCGGTTCCAGGCCTCGACCAGTTCCGCCGGCGGCACCGGTCGGACGTTGCCGATCTGCTGGTAGATCTCGGAGCGGTGAATGGCGACGTCGTCCGGGGCGGTGATGCCGAGGCGCACCTGGTCGCCTTGGCTGCCGAGGACCGTGACGGTGATGTTGTCGCCGATATGCAGGGTTTCGCCGGGTCTTCTGGTCAGGATCTGCATGGTGTGACTCCGTTCGGGTGGTAGTTGGCGTTTCTTCCGCCTGGACCGCTAGCCCAGGCGATCCGGGACGACTTCCATTGCCTCGGCGACGATCTTGTGAGCCCCTTCGGAGTCCACCGTGGCGAACCCCTTTTCGGCGTAGTCCCACTGCTCGTCTTCATCGCCGGGGAAGTTGCTGCACGCCACTGAACAGACGCCAAGCCCGTCGGGCTTGAAGTAGAGGCGCACCTCCGGGCCGTCATCCCCGCGATCAAGCATCACGAGCACCTGGCCCAGGTCTTCGAACTCGAACAGCTTCGCGAACTGCTTCATTGGCATTCCTCTCTTTTCACGGTTGGCAGCCCCGCATCGGCTTGAAGAACTGGTACATCACGCGTGCATCCGCACGGTGATGTAGCCGTTGCTTGCAACAACGTGGTCCCAGCGGTTGAACCAGATGAGGTCGCCGAACTTCTTCATAGCGGCCTGGCGTACCTTGATCAGCACGTCATCCGGTGTCTCGTTTCCGTCCGGCAGGGCAATCCAATCCAGGCGTTTGCCGTTGCTCAGGTGCGCATCGACATTGAATTGAGCCATTTCAGTTCAGTCTCCTTACCAGGGTTTCCCAGCGTTGATGTATGCGCTTCCTGCGAGTTGCGTGAGCGCAACTAGCTCCATCGAATCGATCTCACCGCCGTAGTACAGGCCGCGCAGCATTCCAACCGTTTCGTGGTACTCAATGCGCGCCTCGAGATCGTCTTTCTCCTTGCGGAGGATCCGAAGGGCCTGGCGTACAGCACGTGAGGATTTTTCATTCATTTTCTGCTCCTCAAGGGCGTATTGACTTCCCGTCTGGCCCTCGGTGGAGGGCCAGCCAGTGAAATCGGTGTTTCTCCCGCGTTCGCCTGCTGGGCTTCTACAACCCGCGGGTCTTTCGTCATTGCTGTCAGGGTTGACCGTGTCGCCGGCATGCCGCGCGCCGCAGTCTTGAGCACCGTTACCCGCCACCTGTGCTTGGGCGATGATTTCTTTCCATACGTTTTCTGGTTCAGCCGCTGGTGGCTTAGGCAATACGGCGTACTCAGGTGGGATTCGCCCACGCCGGGTACGTCAATGCCTGGCTTGGCCAGCGGCCTTTTGCGTGAGTTGTTAAAGAGCGGTCGGCTCGGTGGCCTTATTCTGCGTTCTGCGCAGAATGTGATTTGCATTATGCGCAGATTATATTCTGCGTCAAGCGCAGATTTTGAGAAAAAGAAAAGCCCGCGCTTGGGCGGGCTAAGGGGAGGGGCTATCAGCGGGGTAAGTCGACGTACCAGTAAACGAACAAGCTCCCGTCATCCCGAGCCTCGACACTTACGCCGTCGATACTGCGGAGGTCTCGTTCCAGTCGAAGCCAGGCCCATTTCGGTTCGTTGCTCACGCGCTTGATCCGCACGGACTGTTGGACTTGTGCCTGAGGGCTTTCAATCAGCGCCCGGACTCGGTCGACGACAGCGATATAGGTGGTTTCGGACCATGGAGAGAACAGCATTCCGAGTACTCCTTGTGCTTCGATGCTGGCAGTTGCTGACAGAATTCTGCTATAAAAATACTGTACGAATATACAGTTTAGGGGGTTCTTTCGATGGCCAAACAACAGAAGAAGCAGGACGCGAAACCGATGGCTCCGGTTGAGAAATTGGGGCTCCGCATATCGGAGATGATCAACTCACCGAAAGCCCAAGACCTGCGCACGGTGACGATCCATCGCCTGGACACGGATCCGGATGAAGCGTGGGAGCAGGTGATGGAACTGCTGTCCGAGACCGACGGCATTGACATGGTTTTCAACGACGACGGCACGGTAACGCTGAAGTGGGAGGAGCGGGAAGGAAGTGACGACCAGGTGGAAAGCCAGAGCGAGGATATGGCGACCTATCAGGTCAAGGGGAGGATGTAGGATGGAGACCACGTGGGCGGCGACCAGCCTCGTCAGCGTTGCATGGTCTGGCTCGACCGCAAACGAAAAGCCCCGCATCTGCGGGGCTTTGGGGGCGTCATGATGGAAGTTGGATCAGATTGCTCTGGACGGCCGCAGCTTGGGCCTTGGTGATGTCTAGACTTTCCAAAGCACAATCCTGGATTGCGCGTGTGATTTGATCGGAGAGCGTACAGACAGGCTTCACACGGCCAGAGAACCGTTTGTTCAGCATCTCAACGGCGTTCAGCTCATAGAACTCATTGAGGCATACCCAGCTTTCGCGTTTTAGGTAAGAGCACCCAGGTGGCAAGAAGAAGTTGTGGAACCGGTCTTTCGGCTGACAACCGAAAAGTGTGCCGCGCCCATGCTGTTGGGATGTAGTCTTAGCGACGACGGTAACAGAGTGGTCGCTTCCCAAGACTACGAAAAGCTTTTCACCGGTCTCGCCATCATGGAAATGGAACTCTTCATCGAAAAAGACCGATCCGGGTGTCATCTAAGCTGTTCCAATAGCTCTTTTCGTTCGCGTGCTACCTGAAGCAGAGTTTCCGCTTCCTGGCTGCGTAGTGCGAGTTCGTATGGGATACGTTGTTGCTTGGCGCCCTGTTGGTTGTAAACCTTGTCCCATGGCATGTTCTCAAGGTGTGTAGCCTCGACCATGTCATCAGCAAGCGCATCGGCGTACTCCTCGGCAAGACGGTGCATTAACAGCATCTCACGACGAGTAAAGTTCTGATCCGAGAACTCTATATTTGGAGTGACATCAAGCATGACCTGGCGACCATTCCTGATCGGCTTTTGGGTAAAGGTCATCGATGCCGCCATATCGGGTTGCGGCAAGTCTATTTCTGCCACCAGATCGACTGGCACCGGCCCCATGGGCCAAGCGCTGTAATCCAGTCCGGTCACGCTTCGACCAGTATCTTTGAAGTGCTCGAAATCAAGGAAGTAGAGAAGCTTAAAGAGCTTCACCTTCCCGCAGTTTCTGGTGTTTTGGACGAAAAAAATGATCGCTTGAATCAGCTTTTCTCGTTCGTGAGTGATGAGCATGGGTCTTTCTCCTATTGCCCTCAGCTTATCACATGCGGTCTTGACTAAAAATTGTCAAGACGCTAGGCCGCTCCGGGAGTGTTGCTCAGAATTTCTGCCCGTTCCACCCGTAGATCACCTGAACTTGCGGATAGCTCGGGTGACAACGCCGACCATCTCGCAGTTGTCGTCGATGGATAGCATGCGATATGCGGGGTTCAGGGGTTTCAAGTACTTCTGGCCTGCGTCGGACACGAACTGTTTGAAGGTTGCCTCGTTGCTGTCGGCCAGCTTCGCAACCACCAGATCGCCAGGCCTCGGCTCGAGCCCGGTGTCGACGAGAATCAGCATGCCTTCCGGAATGCTCTCGCCGACCGGGGCCGTCATAGAGTCCCCCTTCACCTCCAGCCAGAATGACCTTCCCTTACCCTTGTAGTCACTGAGTTCGAATGTATCGAAGCCGGCCGGCTCTATCGCTTCGCGCCAAGCGCCTGCGGCGACCCAACTGACCACCGGGTAGCGGTAGAGGCGCCCCGGCTGCTCTGTGGGGCCTACATTGCCCGCCGGCTCTTCCGCTAGACCCGTGAGTGAGAGGTCAAGAATCGAGAGAATCTTGGAAAGCAATTCCTGACTGGCTCCCTGCTTGCCACGCTCGATGCGCGAGAGGTTTCCAGTGTCCGAGTCCACCTGGTGGGCGAGAGCTTCGAGCGTCAGGCCTCGTGCCTTCCGCGCTTTTCTGATGATAGATCCGATGTCCATGACCGCGATTCTCTGGGTGATTTGCGTCGCACGCAAAGCGTAGGGCGCAGAACGAAGTTGCAAATAATCTGCGCCATGCGCAGAATTGAGGCGTCACTATCCAGGACTTTCGTCATGACCCCATTGAAGAAAGCTCGCCTGGATCGAGGATGGCGCCTGGCTGATGTAGCTCAGCGCCTACGCGATCTCGGTGAAACCATCGACACCGGCAATCTTTCGAGGATCGAGCGCTGCGAGCAGCGCGCGTCGCCCTTGATGGCCGAAAAGCTCGTTCGCGTCTTCGGTGACGCGCTCACGGAAATGCATGTGCTGTATCCGGAGCGCTATCTGGAACCGAAACCTGACACGCCAGAGCAAGCGGTAGCCTGACCATGTCGACGAGCAAGTTAACCCCCGAGCAAGAGTCAAGATCACGCGATTTCGAGGCGCTGTTCTTGAGCCAGCTTCTGTCGGTGGGCCAGAAGGTCGTCGCCGATTCAGTCGGCTTGAGCGAGTCGGCTATCACCGGGTGGAAGAAGGACGGCCTCATCGAGCGCTTCTGCAAGGCCGCCTCGGTGCTTGAGCTTCAGATCGTTCCCCAGCATGCGGTGGTCGTCAGCGCGGACTATCTCCGTTCGCTGGAGACGTTGGCCGAACTGGGCCTCAAGGCCGAGAAGAAGCGGCCGGGACCGCTGGGTTGGGACTGAATGCCGTCCTTCCAGATCAACGACGAGGAGCGGGAGGCGCTCCGCGGCCTACCCATGCTTGCCCGCGAGATCTACGTGTTCGCCTTACGTCCGTTCATGGACTTCGCAACAGGCATTGTCGGAGAGCGGCGAGGGATCTCTTGGAAGTCGATTGCCGAGGAGCTCTACGTCGAGCCGCACCAGGGCATCAAGGGCGGCGAGCCTTCCGAAAAGGAACTGCGGCGGGCGCTGGTCTGGCTGCAGAAGGTGGGCCTGGTGGGCCCCAACTTGGCCGAAAGGCGCCTGATTTTTGAGTTGCCGAAGGCTTCACGGGATCAATCCGTCCGAAAAAAAGTGGGCACTAAGTGGGCAGATGAAGCGGGCAGTTATGTGGAAGGGTCGGAGCCCAGTAACTACGCGGCTCTCCCGGAAAAAGAGGGCAGATATGTGGGAGGGGGTGAAAGTGAAAAAGTGGGCACACCTCCGGTATCCGGTAATAACCGTACCGTACCTAACGCGTGCGTGCGCGAATGCCCAGCCGATCCGGCCACTGCGGGACAGTGGTGCCAGTTCTTCATTCGTGAGCGCGGATTCCAGATCCACGCGGTGCAGACCGCCAGGACCATGCCGCTGTTCGCCTCTTGGGTCGAGCGCGGTGTCACTGCGGAGCAGATGCTCGCGGCAATGGAGATCGCCGAAGCCAAGCTCGGCGCCCCGCCTGACTCCCCCCTGTACTACCGAAATTTTCTCGATGAACTCTTGCTGGAGCGCCACCGGATGGCAACAGCACCGCATGCGGAGCACCGCCATGAGCAAACCGACGGACGAAACGCCCAAGCACGTCAGCGACCCGCTGCACGACGTTCGCGCAACGCTGTTGACATCCTCCACGACGACGACTGGTGAGCCGCAGATCGAGAATCTGGTCGAACTTGACGCCCAGGCGCGCAGGGCGGTGAAACGCGTGTTCGCTACCCTCAAAACCAGCTATCCGGCTTGGTACGAGAAGCACTACGGGGAACGTCGTGCGGAGACGCTCGCCAAGCGAGTCTGGCTGACCGGTATCAAGCACCTGAGCGACATGCAGGTCGACCGAGGCCTCCAGCGGATGGTGCTGGATCAGGACTTTCCTCCGAGCCTCAAGGAGTTCCTGCGGCTGTGCCGCAAGATCGACGGTTTGCCGAGCGCCGAGGGCGCCTGGTACGAAGCCTTGGAGCAGCGCTACAGCCACAAGGTCGTGAAGGTGGCTGCCGAACTCACAGGCCTGTTCGAGCTTCGTCGGGCCCAGTACGGCGACAAGCGACTTCGCGCTGAGTTCGAGCATAACTATGCCGTAGTGGTCCGACGCCTCGAGGCTGGTGAGCCGCTGGACGGAAAGGTCGCCAAGGCGATTGGCCTCGACAGCCAGAAGTCAGAGCTGCAGCGCGCCGATGAGCTTGCCGAGCAGCAACTGCTCCACCGGATGCAGGCCCAGGGGCTGGATGGTCTCAGTGGCGCCCAGGCGCGGGAACTGCTGCTGGCCAAGATGCGCCGGAAAGCGCCGGAGGTGCGCCGTGATGCATGACAAGTACAAGCTGGCGATCATTCGTCACGAGAAGGCCAAGCAAGTCGTGCAGGGACTGTCCCGAGACATAGGCGCTGCGATCAACAGTTGTCCGATCTCGATTCGAGCGCAGTCCTGGGACACGCCGAACAGCGAGCGCGGTGAACTCTGGGATGAGGCATCGGGCAAGCACAAGACCCACCTATGGCATGCCTTCAAGCATCGGGAGCCTTCGGACTGCGGATATGGAACGGTTGGTCTCAGTGACGATGGCATAGACGACGCCCTTGCACCCGGCAGCGAATTCGAATGCGAGCACTGCCGCCGCGCCTACCAGTTGATCCGAGACCGCCGTTGCGCGAAGCAGGAACTCGGACGCGCTCGTCTTTCGATTCGGGCGCTGGGGCGCGCTGCGCTTGAGGAATCGACCCATGACTGATCTGCGCCCCGTGCTGTTCACGGTCCCCGGCGAGCCGGTGGGGAAGGGTAGACCGCGTATCGGCCGCGTCGGCGCCCACGCCCGGATGTTCACTCCGGCGAAGACGGCGAACTACGAGGGGTTGATTGCGCACAGCGGACAGCAGGCCATGGCAGGTCGCGCGCTGTTCGAGGGCCCAGTGCTGGTCGAGCTCGACATCGCGCTGAGCATCCCTCAATCGATGTCGAAAAAGCGGAAGTCGCTGGCGCTGGCCGGCGGCCTGTACCCCACCAAGAAGCCCGATATGGACAACGTGATCAAGGCGATCTACGACGGCCTGAACGGCGTTGTCTGGAAGGACGACGTCCAGGTCGTGAAGGCGGTGGTGGGGAAGCGCTACGGCGAAACGCCAGGCGTGCGAGTGAAAGTCGTCCCTCTCCTCGAGGGCGAGCAGTGACTACAGGAAACTACAGGGGAGAGTCGAAATGAGACTGATCAGCGCGCGCCAGGCTTGGCAGGACGCGTACCACATCCCGGGCGCGTCGGTGATGGCGAAAGCCATCGAAGACGCCGAAGAGGCCACCCGGAAGACCAGGGCGAAGCGCCGCAAGAAACTGGTGGCCCGCTTCCCCGAGGGGTACCAGGGCGAGAGCAAGGAGCCGGAGGGCCTGTTCCCCATCGACTCCCAGATCATCGCCGCCTACGAGACGCGTACCGGGCGGGCCGCGGGAAACCTGAACCGCTGCCAGCACATGCTCGCCGCCGGCAAGGTGATGCATGCGATCAGCACGCTTCCGGCGCCGCTGCAGCATCTCGGCCACTTCCTGTACTCGCCGCTGGCGAACGGGGTCGACCAGAACCGCGCGCAGTCCTTCCTGTACTTCTCGGCGGATCTCCCGAAGATGAACAAGCCCCGGCAGGAGGTCGCTTACTGGGTGGCCTTGGCGGCTATGCACTCGTGGAAGGACATGGTCAACGGCCGGGAGGAGTGGTGGCCTGGCAAGGTAATCCAGTTCCTGGCGGACTGGCCCGGGTTCGTACTGTACGCCGCGAATTGGGAGCGTGACTGGGCGGCGATCTGGGAGATTTTCATGCAGGAGCTCAATCGGCTGGACGCCCAGGCGCTGGTGCCTGTGGCGCAGGTCGTTGCCGCCCAACGAGACGCCGCTTGACATTTTGATAAGAGATTTGGGAGTATTTTCCCAGTTTGCGAAGTAGCACCCAATCAAAAGATTCCCCCGAAAACCCGGCCCTGGCGCCGGGTTTTTTCGTTTTCGGCGGCCTTGTCAGAATTCGTTTTCAGGAGAGAAGAATGAACGAAGAGCCCCTCGATTTCTCGCTTGCGCGCGAGGCAGCTTCCCTGGCTGAGATGGAGACATTGCGCGAAGTTCTGGCGAAGGTTCTGCCCAGTAGCGATCGATATAGTCTGACGGACGTTGCAGTGGAATGTGCGCGGGCCGTCAGAGCTGCATATCGTGAACTGGAGAAGGTTGACGATTAGTTCCCCAGTGTTCGAGTCGGCTTCCTTCCGAGTTCCCTGAAGTGCTCATATATCTGGTCGTAGGTGGCGATAATTGCTGCCGCCTCTTGGCCATTTACTCCAACCTTCAGTTGACCGGCGCGAATCAACTCGATTACGACTTGAAGAGCTGCCCCAGAGGATGAGCTCGACGGATTTACGATTTCGGACATTTTGGTCTCCTTGATCGTCGTTTAGTGTGGAAGCGAAACGATAGCACAGGGCCAGAATCGTCCGACCTATGACAAGGCCCAGGTCATTGCCTGGGCTTTTCTGCATCTGGAGTACCACATGGCTGAACCGACGAGCAGCGGAGCAGTAGCAGCAGCCGGCGCCGTCGGGCTCACTGCCACCGCGATCATCCCCGGAGTCGACGTCAATGCGGTGATCGGCGGCTTCGCCGGCGCGCTGCTGTTCGTGCTCTGGGCTCACGACCTGACCATGGCCAGGCGCCTCGGCTACCTGCTGGCGTCCTGGGTCGGCGGCTACTACGCCGCCACCGAGGCTGTCGGGCGGGGCGCGACCCAGTTCTCCGGGCTGCCCGCACTGGTCACCGCCGCGCTGATCGTCACCATCCTGATCGGCGTGCTCGACTGGATGATCGGTGGCCGCGCGCCGGCATGGCTCCAGATCGTTCTGCAGCGCATCGTCGGCATGATCGGAGGCCGGAAAGATGGTTGACCTGGTGACCCTGGCGGCTGCGGCCGTCTGCGGCGCTATCAGTTGCCGCATCTTCACGTACCAGCGCCACGGTGCCACGTACCGGTTCGGCGTCTCGCTCTGCGCGTACATCCTCGCCGCTGGGACCGGCATGCAGGCGCTGTCGATCAGCCTGGCCGTGCTGATGGCGCGCCACGCAACGCCGATATCGCCCTACCTGCTGGCAGTCCTGCTGGTGCTGCTGGTGCTGGTCTACCGCAACAAGGGCAACATCGCGCCCATCCTGAGGCTCAGTTGAGGTGACCCATGGCGCTAACAGCAAAACAGCGCCGCTTCGTCGCCGAGTATCTGCTCGACCTCAATGCGACCCAGGCGGCAATCAGGGCCGGGTACAGCAAGAATCGCGCGTCCGAGATCGGTTACCAACTGCTGCAGAAGCCGGACATCACATCCGCCATCCAGGCGGCTATGAAGGAGCGCGCCGAGCGCACCAGGTCTGACGCCGACTACGTCGTCCGGCGCCTGGAGGAGATCGATCAGATGGACCTCCTGGACATTGTCAACGATGACCTGACCCTCCGCCCGCTCAGCCAGTGGCCAAAAGCCTGGCGCCAGTACCTCAGCGGCTTCGACTTGGCCGAGATGTTCGAGGGCAAGGGCGATTCCCGCGCGGCGGTCGGCATCCTCAAGAAGATCAAATGGCCGGACAAGGTGAAGAACCTGGAACTGCTCGGCCGCCACCACGGCGTGTTCACCGACAAGTTCGAGCACTCGGGCCCCGGCGGCGGCCCGATTCCCACCATGCCGACCATGATCGAACTGGTGGCGCCTGGTGAAAGCACGGATTGAACTCCCACCGAAGCTGATTCCGGTCTTCTCCGGGCCCGCGAGGTACAGGGGCGCCTACGGCGGGCGCGGCAGCGGCAAGACCCGCAGCTTTGCCAAGATGGCGGCGATCCGGGCCTACATGTTCGCAGAGGCTGGTATCTCCGGGCAGATTCTCTGCGGCCGGGAGTACATGAACAGCCTGGAAGACTCCTCTATGGAGGAGGTCAAGCAGGCGATCCGGTCCGAACCCTGGCTCAACGCCTACTTCGAGATCGGCGAGAAGTTCATCCGAACCCGCAACCGACGGGTGTGGTTCTCGTTCTCCGGCCTACGCCACAACCTCGACAGCATCAAGTCGAAGGCGCGCATCCTCATCGCATGGGTCGATGAGGCCGAGAACGTCAGTGAGATCGCCTGGCAGAAGCTGGTGCCGACGGTTCGCGAGTGCGACTCCGAAGTTTGGATCACCTGGAACCCGGAGAAGGACGGCAGCCCTACCGACACCCGGTTCCGGAAAAACATGCCGGCCGGCGCCAAGATCGTCGAACTGAACTACACGGACAATCCCTGGTTCCCCGACGTCCTCGATCAGGAGCGCCTGAACGACAGGGAGTCGCTGGACGACCAGACCTACGCTTGGATCTGGGATGGCGCCTACCGCGAGAACAGCGACGCGCAGATCCTGTCCGGCAAGTACCGAGTGGCGGAGTTCACGCCTGAACCGGGCTGGGATGGCCCCTACTACGGGCTGGACTGGGGGTTCAGTCAGGACCCCACAGCCGGCGTGAAGCTCTGGGTGCACGATCGCCGGCTCTGGGTCGAGTACGAAGCCAGCAAGGTCGGCCTCGAAAACGACGACATCGCCCAGTTCATGATCGACCGTCTGCCTGGCATCGAACTGCACGCCGTGCGGGCCGATTCGGCCAGGCCGGAGACAATCAGCCACGTCAAGAGCAAGGGGCGTGACCACAAGCGCGCCAACTTGCCGCGCATCGAGCCGGTGGCGAAGTGGCAAGGCAGCGTCGAGGACGGCATCGCGCATCTGCGCAGCTACGTCGAGATTGTCATTCACGTGCGTTGTACCGGCTTCCTGCGCGAGGCCAGGCTCTACAGCTACAAGGTCGACCGCCTGACCGGTGACGTGCTCGCCGAGATCATCGACAAGAACAACCACTTCATGGACGCGAGCCGGTACGCGTTGGGCCCGCTGATCAAGCGCCGCGGCGCGGTCGGTATGCTGCTACCCGGAGCCCGCTGATGGCCATCTTCATCCTCAAGGAGCGCGCTACCAGCCGCTCCATGGTTGTCCGTGCGCGCTGCACTACATGCGCCCGCACCGTGGCGGTCGAGAACGCCGGTGCCGAAGGGACGATGGTATGGCGTGACCCCAACCTCTCTTCTGTCGAACTGGTCCGCGAGACGGACAAGCCAGGCCTCATCCTGAAATCGGACTGACCATGACTGACAAACTCGACCTCGCGGTCAATCACGCGATGAGCAGTGCCATCGCGCGTGCCCGAATGAGCCTGCTGAACCAGGGCATTGGCCATGACGCGAAGCGGCCACAAGCATGGTGCGAGTACGGATTCCCCCAGGAAATCACGTTCAACGACCTGTACACCATGTACCGCCGGGGAGGCATCGCCCATGGCGCGGTCGAGAAGATCGTCACCACTTGCTGGAAGACGAATCCGCAGGTCATCGAGGGTGACGACCAGGACCGCTCCAAGGACGAAACCGAGTGGGAGAGGAAGAACAAGCCGTTGATAGCAGGCGGCAGGTTCTGGCGGGCTGTCTCCGAAGCCGACCGGCGCCGCCTTGTTGGTCGTTATTCCGGGTTGCTCCTGCACATCAGGGATAGCCAGTCGTGGGACAGGCCTGTCACGGGAAAGGTCAATGGCCTGGCGAAGGTCACCCCGGCCTGGGCCGGGTGCCTTAAGCCCAAGACGTTTGACGAGAAACAGGATAGCGAGACCTACGGGCAGCCGACCATGTGGGAATACACCGAGGCCTCCCAATCCGGTCGTCCCGGTCTGGTGCGAGATATCCATCCGGACCGGGTGTTCATTCTCGGAGACTGGACCGGCGATGCAATCGGATTCCTGGAGCCTGCCTACAACTCCTTCATCAGCTTGGAGAAGGTCGAGGGAGGCAGTGGCGAATCGTTCCTGAAGAACGCCGCACGCCAGCTCCTGCTGAACTTCGACAAGGAAATCGACCTCAACAACATCGCCTCGATGTACGGCGTCTCGCTTGACCAGCTGAACCAGCGGTTCAACGATGCCACACGCCAGCTGAACCGCGGCAACGACGTGATGCTTCCGACCCAAGGGGCGACGGCCACTCAGCTGGTCTCTGCGGTATCCGACCCTGGCCCGACCTACAACGTCAACCTGCAAACCGCCGCCGCCGGCGTCGACATCCCGACCAAGATCCTGGTGGGCATGCAGACCGGCGAAAGGGCGAGCAGTGAGGATCAGAAGTACCACAACGCCAGATGCCAGGCGCGCCGGGTGCAAGAACTGACGTTCGAGATCAACGACCTGTTCGGGCACCTGATGCGCATCGGCGTGGTCCCGCTGAAGGCCGAGTTCACGGCAATCTGGGATGACCTCACCGTTCCAACCAAGGCCGAGCGCCTGGCCAACTCCAAGACCATGAGCGAGATCAACAGCGCCGCAATCGGCACTGGCGAGCCGGTATTCACCGCGGAGGAGATCCGCGAAGAGGCTGGCTACGACCCGCTCGTGGGCGGTGACCCGCTGCCTGATACCGAACCGGAGGATGAAGATGCCGCGCGCACCGATCCTACCGGCGAGCAGCAGTGACCCGACCGGGGTAGATCGACTGGAAAGGGGCGCAATGCGCGAGTTCGACAGGCGCATGCGGAAAATCCGGGATGGCTATGTCGCTGCCTTGGACCGAATCCCGGCCCAGCCGGTGGTGAATGAGCAGTACACCTACCGTCTCGACCAGGCCCTTCTCTCCGCGATCTTCGCCGACACCAACCTGATGGTCGACGAGATACTGCAGGAGGGCGGGGAGCGCGACCTCTGGTTCTTCGAATCCTATGTCGGGGTTGCCTACATCCGCGGTACCGCACAGACGCATGCCAACCTGGCGCAGCAATCGCCTGCATACCGAGCCGGCAGGGAATCGCTGGATGTCCTGCTTCGATCCGACGCCTACCGCGCGCGGATGGCACTGCTTCGCGCCCGGGAGTTCGAGGAGATGAAGGGCTTGTCCGGCCAAGTCAAGGCCGACATGGCGCGCATTCTCGCCGAGGGCATGGGGCGCGGGAAGAATCCCCGCGAAATCGCACGGGACCTGACCGCCCAGACCGGCATCGAGGCGCGTCGCGGCCATCGCATCGCACGCACCGAAGTCACAACCGCTCTCCGAAGGGCTCGCTGGGACGAAAAAGACGCTGCTGAGGCCGACTACGGCGTTCAGTCGAAGCTGATGCATATGTCGGCCCTGTCCCCCAGCACCAGGGCAACCCATGCGGCCAGGCACGCCAGGCTCTACACCTCGGACGAGGTGAGGGACTGGTACAGCCGAGACGGAAACTCGATCAACTGCAAGTGCAGCCAGGTCGAGGTACTGGTCGATGACGAAGGGAACCCGGTGGTCCCGGCCATCGTCGAGCGCGCGCGCCGCAACTACCAAGTCATGAAAGCCAAAGGGCGCGGGCCCTGGGCGAAAGAGGATTGAGCCATGCCCATGCAGGTCAACATCACCACCCAGGTCAACAGCGCCAGCATTCGGCGTGAGACACACAACGGGCGCGAACATCTGGTTCTGCCTAGCTACACCCTGCCGGCCGGCGTGATCATGAACGGTGGTCTCTACACCGCCGAGCAGATCGACAAGCACTACCCAGGCCTGGAGGGAACGCTGGCGCCGCTCGGGCACCCGATGGTCGACGGGAAGTTCGTGTCTGCGTTCTCCCCTGAAGGGATCAACGCCGCCCACGTCGGCGCCTGGAACCGCAACGTGAAGAAGTCCGGCAACCGGGTCTACATGGAGAAGTGGGTCGACGTCGAGTTCGCCAAGTCCACGGAGGGCGGCCGTGAACTGTTGCAGCGCGTCGAAGCGCTGGAGAAGGGGGAGGACGTCCCCCCGATCCATACCAGCGTTGCCGCATTCCTCAATCGCATCGAGCCGAACGAAAGCCAGCGTGCCCAGGGCGCGGAGTGGGTCGCCGACATCCAGAGCATGGACCACGACGCGATCCTGCTGCACGAAGTAGGGGCGGCCACTCCTGAGCAGGGCGTCGGCCTGATGGTCAACGCCGACCAGGCTGTCCCGCTTCAGCCGAATTCCGGCGCTCTGGTTGGCGAGTCCTATCGGGAGCGGGAGCAGCGTCTCGATCGCGCCGCAAAGGAGCGATTCGCCTCCGGGCCCGATCAGTACGCATGGGTTGCCGACTTCACCGACTCTCAGGCTGTGATCAGCCGCAATGGCGGTGTGACCGAGGTGTACGGCTACAAGGTCGAGGCAGGGAAGATCGTCTTCGACGAATCCGGTCAGCCCGTTGTCAGGCAAGAGTCCTGGGTCGCCATGGTGGCCAACAGCATCAAGAACATTTTCACCCATCGTCAGGCTCGGCCTGATCAACCTGAGAAGGAGGGCGACATGCCCCTGACCCCCGAAGAAAAGGCCGAAATCGTGAAGGAAATCGGCACCAACACCTCCAGCGCCATCAAGGAACTGGCGGACACCATCATCAAGCCCCTGGCCGACAAGGTCGACGGCCTGGTCGCCAATCACAAGGCGCTGGCCGATACGCTGACCGCCAACCAGCGCGCCGAGGAAGACAGCATGCGCGAAGCGGTCAAGGCCAAGTTTGGCGAGGTCATCGCCAACAGCCTGGCCGGCGACGCGCTCAAGGAAATGTTCAAGCAGTGCGGCGAATCCGCTCCGCTGGGCGCCAATGCTGCCACCGACAAAGGCGGACTCACCGCCGATATCGCCAACCTGCCGAAGGAGTAAGCCATGTCTCGCTATCGTCGCGTGAACATCGACGGCAAGTCGCTGTTCAAGACCGAAACCCGCAAGACCGCCGCGGCACTCCTGCCCGGCACGTTCGCCGTGATCAATGGCAGCGACCTGTTCGCCCAGGCAAGCGCCAGCGTTGGCCGCCTCTACGTCATCGACTGCGCTCACCACGAAGGACTCAACATCCGCGATGCGGTTCCCGCCGGCCATTCGGCCGTGGGCAACTACGTCGAAGAGGGTCGCGAGCTCGCCGTGCTGTGCCCGGCCGGCACCTACAAGAAGGACACGCCGATCAAGCTCGGCACCAGCGGCCAGGGTGCCATCGCGTCGAGCGATACCGACACGGTCCTCGGGTACAGCCAGGACGATGCAGTCATCGCCTCCGGCGAAACCGACTTCATCCGCATCCGCTTCCGTGTCGGCAGTGTCGCCGCCCCGGCGCCCTAATAGGAGTACGGACACATGTTCCTCACCCAGCAAGCAATCGCCGCTCATCCTCGCCTGATGGGCCACTACCAGGAGTTGCAGGCCAACCGCAGCATCTGGAACAACCAGAACGCCGCTATGCTCGCCGAGCACCGCGGCGCCATGACCCCGGGAATGCTGGCCTGCAATGCGCTGGCCGGCCTGGGTCGTGAGTTCTGGGCAGAGATCGACGCCCAGATCATCCAGTACCGCAACCAGGAGACCGGCATGGAGATCGTCAACGACCTCCTGCAGGTGCAGACCGTTCTGCCGATCGGCAAGAGTGCCAAGCTCTACAACGTGGTCGGCGACATCGCCGATGATGTGTCGGTGAGCATCGACGGCCAGGCCCCGTACTCCTTCGATCACACCGAGTACAACTCCGATGGCGACCCCATTCCGGTGTTCACCGCCGGCTACGGTGTCAACTGGCGCCATGCCGCCGGCATGAACACCGTCGGCATCGACCTGGTTCTGGACTCGCAGGCTGCGAAGCTCCGCAAGTTCAACAAGCGGATCGTTGCCTACACCCTGGACGGCGCCACCAACATCCAGGTCGAGAACTACCCGGCTCAGGGTCTGCGCAATCACCGCAACACCATCAAGGTCAACCTGGGCTCCGGCGCCGGCGGCGCGAACATCGATCTGACCACCGCCACGCCGCAGCAGATCATCGACTTCTTCACCAAAGGCGCATTCGGCCAAGCTGCGCGTGCCAACAAGGTGGACGCCTACGATGTTCTCTGGGTTTCCCCGGAAATCAACGCCAACCTGTCCCAGCCCTACATGATCACCATGGGCGGCGGTGCCAACGCGGTGGTGGCCGGCACCGTGCTCGATGCGGTCATGCGCTTCATTCCGGCGCGCGCGGTTCGCCAGACCTTCGCCCTGTCGGGCAACGAGTTCCTGGGCTATCAGCGCCGCCGCGACGTGGTCACCCCGCTGGTCGGCATGGCTACCGGTGTTATCCCGCTGCCGCGCCCGCTGCCGCAGGTCAACTACAACTTCCAGATCATGAGCGCCATGGGCATCCAGGTGAAGAAGGACGACGAAGGTCTGTCCGGCGTGATCTACGGCGCCAACCTGGCGTAAGGAGAGCGACATGCCCAAGTATGAGGTGATCAAACCCTGGAACGGCGTTTCCAAGGGCCAAGTGCTGGAACTCGAATCACTTGCCGCTGCGCTCCTGCCGAACGTGCGCGAGGTTGGCGCACTCAGGAACGGAAGCCTGACCTTGGACGTTTCGGCCCAGGTCGACGAAGCGGCCAGGCAAGCTCTCGCCGAAGCGCGTGCATCCGTCGATGCCATGATCGACGAAGCCAAGGCCCAGGCCGAAGGCATCATCGCCGCAGCCAACGCGGAAGCAGCGAGTATCTGGGAGCAGGCCAAGGCCCAGGCCGGCACCCTGACCCCGGCGATCCCGGACGGAAGCGAGCGCCGCGAGCTGATCAAAGCGCGCCTGAAGGAGCTGAAGATCGAGTTCGATGGCCGCCAGGGCGAGGAAGCGCTTGCCGCCCTGCTGCCGGATGGCGAACTGGCGAAGCTGTTCCCGGCCAAGTGAGCGGTGCGTGACGAGAGGCCGCCTGCGGGCGGCTTCGTCGTTTCTGGCCCCAGAAATGGGGCCTTCTTCTTCCAGGAATCGGACATGATCACAGTTGAACAGGCCCGGGAGTACCTGCAGAGCCAGGGCATCGACAACGTGCCCGATTTCATGCTCGCGGCGTGGATCGAGCAATTGCAGGAGATCCAGAGTTGCCTGGATGCCCACTACCCGGCATCGACCGCGCTGTTGATCCAGGCCTACCTGCTGGCGCTGTTTGCGCTGGCCCAGGCCGACAAGTACATCAGCAGCCAGACGGCCCCATCCGGCGCTTCTCGATCGTTCCGCTACCAGGCCTTTGCTGATCGCTGGAAGGCGCAGTTGGCCCTGCTGAACGCCCTGGACAAGTACGGATGTGCGACGGAACTGATCCCACCGAATCCAACCCAAACCGCCCATGGCGGTCTTTGGATCGCGCGAGGCGGCTGCATGTGTGGTGACTCATGAGCACGACAGCGAATTGGAGTTACACCAACACGGCGACGGTTCGGCCATTCCTGCACTTCGACCTTTCGACTCAGGAGGCCGTTTACGGCCCTGAGTACGAAATCGCCTGCACCTGGACCGCCAAGAGCGAGCAGATGCGGGAGGAGGGCGGGCAATCTGGAGCGCGGGGGGCTGAGTTCGTATCGCGGCACCAGATATTCACCGAGGACCGCCGGCCGAAGTACCTGGACCTGATCCAGTTCGACGGATCCAACGGCTGGGAGGAGATTCGCTCGGTGACGAACTGGGACATGTCCTTCTTCGGTGAACAGCCGGACTTTCTGCTGGTGACCTGACATGGCAATCCAAGGAATCGACCGCGTCCGGCGGAATCTTCGTGTGGCTGTCGAAAACATCGCCGGCGGTTTTTCCGAGCGCGCAGTTTACGAGGTACTGAGCCAGGGCGCCGCGATGGCGCAGACCATGACGCCGATCGACACATCGACTCTCGTCAACAGTCAAACGGCCCCCCAGATCACTGTTGGCTCCAATGGGGTCGAGGGGAGCGTCGGTTACACCGCCACCTACGCGGCGGCAGTCCACGAAGCGCCAGGCACTCTCGCCGGCCAGCCGCGGGACGAGAACGACCCTAGCCGGGGGGACTACTGGGACCCGAATGCGGAGCCTGAATTTCTCACGAAGGGCTTTGACCAGATCATTCCAGCAATCCCGGCCATCCTCCGCAGGACCTACCGCGTATGACCCCCTACGACGCCTTCCAGGATTGGCTGGCTTCGATCCTGGGCGAGGGCTACCAGTACAGCCGCGGGATGTGGGTCGACCACCCCTCGCTCGACTCGGCATTCATCGCAGCGATCCAGCAAACCGGCGGCCCCCCGACCCAGGTCGACATTCGTCGCCTGCGGTTCAAGGTGATCCTCCTCGGCCCGAAGGGCGTTCGGAAACACGTTGTCGACGTCGGCAACTCAATCGAGACCCTGGCGCAGGTAGCGCTTGGTGACAGCGTCCCCTGTGGCGCCGCATCTGTTCGGGCAATCGGCGAGCCGATAGGGCCTGGATACACCACCGAAAACCGGGCCTGGTACAGCCTGGACCTTGAAGTTCTCTATTAATCAGGAGGCCAGACATGGCTTGCAAGAAGCTCAAATTTCCGGGCCGCGACGTCGTGCTCGAGTATTACATCGGGTGCGGCGATGCGCTGCCGGCGGAGAATGACTGGCGCCGTTTCGGGTCGCTCCGCACGAAGGAATTCACCGTCGAGTGGGACACCATCGACGCGACTGATTCCGACTCGGTTGGCGCACTGCGGGAGAACCTGGCCAGTTTCCAGACGCTGACCATTTCCGGTGACGGTACCGTGAAGGCCTCCGGTGCCGGCGCGCAGAACCTGATCGACCTGACGAAGCATGTCATGAAGCCGGACGCGACCGGCGGACAGCCTGTTGTCTGGATGCGCATGACCTTCCCGGACCTGACCTTCACCGCATTCATGCTCATCAGCAACCTCAGCCGCTCCGCGCCGTACGACGATGTCACCACCTACAGCTTCGAGGCATCGGCGACCGCTTCGGACTTCGGCCTGATCGTCGAGGACACCCCTGACGCGGATGCGCCGGACCCGACCAGCATTCAGGTCGTGCCGGAGACCCTCTCGCTTACCGTTGGCGAAGGCTTCAACTTCGAGGGCGTCGTGCTGCCTGTTGGCGCTCCGCAAGGCCTGCGCTGGACTTCCAGTGCGCCGACCGTGGCTGCGGTGAACGCGGTTACCGGCGAGGTGAGCGCGCTGTCGGCCGGCACCGCCACGATCACCGCTGCTTCCAGCGTCGCCCCGGGCGTCACCGATACCGCAACTGTCACGGTTGTCCCGCTGGTGCAGGGTATCACTGTCTCGCCGACCTCCGTCTCGATCGCCGAAGGCGCCACCCAGCAACTGACCGCCGCTGTATCCCCGACCGGTGCGGCTCCTGGCCTGGTCTACGAAAGCGCGGCGCCGGCGATTGCCACCGTGAGCTCGACCGGCCTGGTGACCGGTGTTGATGTCGGTACCACCACGGTGAAAATCACCAGTGCGGCGCGGCCGTCGGTGAGCGTGACCGTTCCGGTAACCGTTACTGCACCGTGATCCTCACCGAGATCGGTGAGATAGGCGTACACACGGCCTCGGGGGAGTTCTTTCTCCTGCGGCCGTCCCTGTACGCCATGACCCAGCTCGGTACGCCGGCCGAGATTGTCGACGTCTTCGCGCGCGTCATGAGCGACCCGATCACCGAGAAGCATCAGGCGGACCAGTTCGCGGACGCCCTGGCCGTGGTGGTGGCCTGTAGTGAGCAGGACCTGTCCGACGTGTTTGGCTACTACGACCAAGACCTGGTCTACCGGCCAGGAACTGCGGACGTCGAGCACCTTGTGCCTCTCGCGCGCTGCCTGCTGAAGCACGGCGTCACAGGAGCGCTTCCGCCACTCCCCCGGCGCCACGACGAAGAGCCGAACTACTCGGGGGAATTCGTTGCGCGGGAGTACGTCGCGACGGCGATAGCGCACCTGGGGCTGAGCGAGCGCGAAGCTTGGTCCATGACCATGACCGGCCTGATTGGCGCCCTGCGCGCGAAATACCCCCCAACCGAATCGAACGCTCCGGGCGCCAGAGCCCCGACCGCGGCAGAGCATGACGCGACGATGGAGTGGTTCGACAAGATCGAGGCCAAGCGCAAGGCGCGGGCGAAAGGAGCACCCTGATGGCTGAGAATGTCGGCAGCATCTACTACACCGTCGAGGCGGATACCTCTGGCCTTGTAAACGGCACGAATGCTGCTGACCGTTCATTGGATCAGATGCAGGCAACCATGCGGCGTGCTGATAGCGAGGCGGCACGTCTCAACACGACTGTCACCAAGCTTTCGTCGGCTATTAAGACGATCATCGCGGCGTCAGCGCTCCGCGAGATGGCCAGCATGGTCCAGTCCTATCAGGAGATGGCTGACAGGGTTCGTCTGGCGTCTGCAAGCCAGGAAGAGTATGAAAACGTACAGGCCAGACTGCTCCGTACCGCCAACGGGACATACCGGGCGCTCTCCGAGGCGCAGGAACTCTACATCCGCACTTCTGCAGGCCTGAAAGCTCTCGGATACGACACAACGTCTGCACTGGATGTGATGGATTCGCTGTCGTATGCATTCGTGACCAATGCGACCAAGGCGGATGCAGCAGAGGCAGCGATCAGCCAGTTCTCCAAGGCAATCAACACCGGCAAGGTTTCGGCTGACCAATGGGAAACAATCTCCAGCGCAGTTCCGTCTGTTATTGAGGATATCGGCGCCGCTGCAGGTAAGACGGGGGCGGAAGTCAGGAGTCTTGGTGCGCAGGGGCAATTAACGGCGCAAATGCTCACCGAGGGTCTACGTAAGTCCTTGGAAGAGAACTCAAAGGCAGCCGCCGGCATGTCCAATAACCTGACCGATGCAGGGGTCAGGATTCGGACTGCATTTACTCAAGTCCTTGTTTCGCTGGAAGACCAGACTGGCGCCCTTCAAACCTTCACCAATGGTCTTATTTCGGCTGCTGATGCGCTTCTTGAGTTCGGGCTTGACTCGGAAAAAATGGCAGCATTTCTCGACACTGCAACAGTCGCAGCAGCTTCTCTGGCCTCTGTTGTGGCTGGGCGTCTAGTTACCTCCCTGTATGCAGCAGGTGCGGCCCAAGTGCAAAGATTGCGGGCAACGCTTGAGCAGATAGCAGCTGATCGGAATGCTGCTATAGGTGCACTGAGGCGGGCAGAGGCAGAGAAGGCCGCCGCCGCCGCGGCTGTCGCTCTGGCTCAGGCGGACTTGAATGCTGCCAGGGGTTCAAATGCCCACGCAACAGCTCTAAACGCGCTGCTGGCCGCTAAAGAACGCGACTTGGCCGCCACAAGAGCGCTAACGGCTGCTCAAGCAACGCTGAATGGTGTAGCAACCACCGGGACGGTGGTGATGGGTGGACTTCGATCGGCAATGGCGTTCCTCGGCGGACCGCTTGGGGTTGTTCTGCTGGCAGCAACCGCGATCGCAACATTTGCAACGAATGCACGGGAGGCGAAAGAGCCTACGGACCTTCTAACCCTGTCCGTTGAAAAACTTGGACAGGCACAGCTGAAGGTTGCACAACTGGACATCGACAAGCGAATCCAAGCAGTGAGCGATAAGCTCAAACTGCTTGGGGAAAACTATGCGTTCGCGGCAAAAGAAGCCCAAGGCTCTGGTCGAAGGGCCAATCGATATGCTGAAGATGCCGTGCGTATCCAGGGCGCGGTCGAGGAGCTTACGCAGGAGCTTGACCAGTTACAGAAAAAGCGTTCAGACGTCGACGCAGCCCTAGATAAAAAGAGTTCATCCCCATCTGGTAATGGCCCGGATCGCCAGGCAAACCCGGAGGATACAAAGGCTCTCCAGAATCTTCGCGACGAGGCTGAACTATCTGCTCTCGCGGGTGAAGAACGGGCGAAGCTTGCCGCGCGCAAAAAGCTCAGTGCTGATGCCACAAAAGAGGAGATCGCGGAGGCGGAGCGTCTCGCTGTCCAGATATTCCGCAACAGCGAAGCGCGGAAGCAAGAGAAGAAGTCAGCCTCTGATACCGCCTCTACGGTCAAAAAGTCGATGGAGGATCAGCGTCGCGCTGCCTTGGACAATGAGAAGACTATCGGAGACCTTTCCCAGCAACTGGCACAGGCTGGACTGAAGGGAAAGGAACTGGCAGAAGCTGGGGCGCAATCTCGCCTTAATCCATTCGCCACGCCGGAGCAGGTCGCCCAGGTCCGCGCGCTCGCCGCGGCACTGTACGAAGCGCAACAGATCGAAGCCAACAAGCAGTTGCTGGGTCAGATGGACCCGATCGCCGGCGAAGATCAGCGCTACCAGACCGAGTTGGAGAACCTGAAAAAACTGAACGAGGCCAAATTGCTCGAGGACCAGCGCTACCTGGAACTCAAGGCGCAGGCCGAGCAACAGCACGATGCCACGATGAAGCAACTGGAGGAGGAGCGATTCCGCCGCCAGGCTGCCGGCAACGAGATGATCATGGCAACGCTTGATCAGGTGCAACAGGCCGGTACGAACGCTCTGACAGGGCTGATAACCGGGGCGAACAATGGTGCCGACGCCATGCGACAACTGGCCGGCGCCATGCTGAACCAGGTCGTCGGTGCCCTCGTCAAGGTCGGCATCGAGCAGGCCAAGAACTTCATCATGGGTCAGACCCAGCAGGCGGCTGCGGCAACCACGGCCGCGGCGACCGGCGCCGCTATGGCTTCTGCCTACGCGCCAGCCGCTGCTGCCGCTTCGGTTGCGTCATTCGGCGGGGCGGCAACGGCTGGCCTTACCGCAATGGCGGCCGCCATCCCGGCAATGCTTGGGATGTTCGCTGGAGGTCGCCAGTACGGCGGTCCCGTAGGGGCGGGCGGCATGTACCGGATCAACGAGAACGGCGCACCAGAGGTATTCCAGGCTGCGAATGGCCGGCAGTACATGCTGCCGAACACCCGTGGAGAGGTTGTCAGCAATCGTGACTCCTCGGCGCAGTATCAGGTGCAGCCAAACATCGAGATCCACCTCCATGAGGATCCATCTCGAGCTGGACAGGTTCAGCAGTCGAGAGGTGGAGATGGAAGAACGATGATCAACATGTGGGTAGATAGCCTGCTCGGCGATGGAGAGGTCCACCAAGCCCTGCAGGGTGCGTACGGACTACAGAAGGTGGGCAGATGATCAAGTACCCAGAGCAGTTGCCCGCAATCCTGCTGTCCGGATACTCAATTGAGCAGGTCGACTCGACGGTCCGAACCCCGATGTCATCCGGTCGAGAAAGGGTGCGTCGACGCTTTGAAAGCGTTCCGGAATACCCGCAAGGGAGCGTGCTCATGACACCGAACCAGGCCGCGTTCTTCAGAGCCTGGTTCGAGCGAGCGCTCTCGGGAGGGGTTCGCTGGTTTACCTGCCGCTTGAAGATGCCTGAGATCCTCACGGGAACTGCGGAGTTTGAGTGTCGGTTTCGGGGGAAATATTCATGCCGACTTGTCCCTCCAAGTATGTGGGAGTTCGCGTTCGTTCTTGAGCTTCGTGAGCAGTCGCTCATCCCGCCAGGCTGGGAGCAGTTCCCGGACTACTGGTTCAACATGAACCTCTTGGATCTCGCGATGAACCGCGATGGCCACTGGCCGGAGGCATAAGATGGACCCGCTCGAAGTTGCCTTTGCTTCGCCGGCAGACGAGGTGCTGATTCCAACCCTCGAGATCACCTGTGATGCATGGCCGGCGCCGGTGTTGCTGACCCACGGTTACGACAATGTCACCGCCGGCACCGAGGATGGCCGAACTCTGACCTACGAGGCTGGAGGGATCGATGCCTCGTTGCCGAAGTCGGACAACACCGGGAACCAGACGATCACCTTTGCCATCGACGGCGTGACCGGAAAGTCCCAGAACCTGATCCAGCAGGCCGTCGATGCAGAGAAGCGGGTCAGACTGACCATGCGGCTCTACCTCAGCACGGACCTCTCCAGGCCGAAGCGCGACTACCACATGACCGTCAAGAGCGGCGTGCTGGAGGTCGATCATGCCGAGATTCAGGCCGGCTACTTCGACCTGATTGGCACCCGCTGGCCCCGCGTCGACTTCAACTCCCAGAACGCACCCTGCATCAAGTACGAAGGCTGACTCATGCTCGATCGATATCTCGCCGCCGTCTACGAAGACGGCGGGCGCGAGCTGCCGCGCGTCGATTGCTGGGGACTCACCCGGCTGGCGCGTCATGAGCTCTACGGCATGCCCATGCTCTCCAGCTTCGGGGAGGTGAGACATACCAGCCCGCGCCATTTCCAGCGCGCCTACCAGCGCCAGGTCCAGGCCGCCCTGGAAGAGTGCGAACCGTTCGCCGGCGCGATCGCTGCCGGCATGGATGGGGCGGTCTGCGTCCACGTTGCCCTGGTCGTCGCCAGGGAGGGGCGATTGCAGGTACTCGAAATCAATCCAGGGTCCGGCGCACGCCTGGTGCGCCTGCAGGACTTCCTCGAAAACTTCACCCGGGTGATCTTCTACCGTGATCGAATTCTTCGCGAACAAGCTGGATCCTGAGCCGCTGCGCCAGTACCCCATCCGCGCGCGGATGCCAATCGACACCTGGCTGCGCGGGAACGTGGCGAGCTATCGCCGCAATCGGCGCCGTATCCGCCGGGGGGAGTTGAACCCGGTGAGCATCGCGGTCAACGGTCAACTCGTTCACTTCAGTCGCTGGCGCGTGACCGAGATCGGACCCGACGACGAGGTCCACATCTGGAAAGAGCCGAAGGGCATCGATCCGATCTCGATCACAATCGCCGCGATCAAGAGCGCCCAAGCGCTATTCCGGTTGTTCATGCCTCGGATCAAGATGCCGAGCACCCAGAACCCGCGCCAGGGCGACCCGTTGGAGAGCGCGCGGACCAAGGCGAACCAAGTCCGCTATGGCGACATCGTCCGGGAGGCGTTTGGCCGGAACAAGATCTACCCCGACTACATCGTCCCACAGTGCCGGCGCTTCCCCAGTGAGCGGACGGAGTGGGTACAGATGCTGCTGGCGGTCGGGATCGGCGACTACGAGATTCACCCCAGCGACATCATGATCGGCGACACCCCGATCATTTCGCTCGGCGATAACGCCCGGTACCGCATCTATCGGCCGGGGGAGAGTGTTTCCGGCGACCCGGCTGCGGAGTGGTGGCACTCGGTTGCCGAGGTCGGCGCCACGGCGACGGGCACCGCGGGGATCGACCTCCGGACTACCACCACGGTCGACCAGTCTGCAAACGCCCAGGCGTACCAGTTCGACGGCGACCTGGTCACCGTACCTGCCGGGGCCGGCCAGTTTCCCACGGGATGGGCTGCTGGGATGATCGTTCGCGTCGAGGTGATGTATCAGTACAACGTCACCGCCGGCACCGGAGTGGGCGGCCGGGACACGATCTCCGGCCCGCTCGCCCAGCTCGGCGCGTTCCCAGGCATGGTTATCGAGGTCACCGGGGCGAACGAAGGCATCTACGTCGTCAACAGCTACACCGCGCCGGCAGGGTCTACGCCAGCGTCGATGACGCTCAATACCACCAGCGGCGCGCCCGTTTCTGGGTTGCAGTACGGAACCGGCTGGGCGTGTATTGGATACCGCGGGCTCCGGTACCGGATCACCGCTGCGAGCTCCAGCCAATTGGCGTTGGACCGGTTGACCGATACCGGCTCCGACGACACTGCCTGGCCTGGATTCGACTACATCGAGAGCAACTCGGCGGTCCTGAAACTGGACGGCTCCACGCTGGAGGGAGACTGGGCCGGCCCGTTCGCAGGGAACCCGGAGGCCGAGAAAGCCACCGCGATCGAGTTCGACTACATGTTCCCGCAAGGCCTCGGCGGCGTGGATAAGAAGGGGCGGCTCTTCAATTGGCAGGTCGAGATCGAGCTTCAGTGGCGCGACATGGCCCTGGCCGGTGCATGGACCTCGTACCGAGAGACCATCAGCCGTGCGACTCTGGACCAGATCGCGTTCACGCGCCGCATCAACCTGCCGTATGCAATGCGCCCTGAGGTCAGGATGCGTCGGATCGGTGCGAAATCGACCGAGACCACCATCCAGGACACCGTGCAGTGGTACGGCCTACGGGCCAGGCTAGCAAGCCCGTCGTCGTACCCCGGAATGACCGTCATTTCAGTGGCGGTCGCCGGCGGCGGCCGCTTGGGTGCGCAGTCCGAGAATCGGGTCTCCGTGATCGGTACCCGGATACTCCCGACGCGCCAGAACGGCGCGTGGACGGAGCCGCGGCCTGTCCGGGATCTGGTGGCGCCGTTCTGCTACGTCGCGAAGTCCGTCGGCTACGAGGATGCAGACCTCGACCTGGTCGAGATCGATGCACTGGCCGATATCTGGGCGCAGCGAGGCGACACGTTCGATCACCAGTACGAGTCGACGTCGACGGTGAAGGAAGTGCTGGGCGATATCCTCGCCGCGGGATTCTCTGAACTGACCATTGGGCGCGGGCGGCTGCGTCCGGTTCGCGATGGGCTGCGCGAGGGTGTCGATCATCTCTACACCACGCCGGCGGCGAATGGCGAGGTCTGGGCCTACTCGGCACAGAACATGAAAGGGTCGCTCTCCAGAACCTTCAGCACGCCAACCCCAGACGACAACGACGGCGTCGACGTCGAGCACATCGACGGCCGAACGTTCCAGAAACAGACGGTCAAGTGCCGCCTGCCTGGCCAGTTGGGGTTGAAGCCCGAGAAGGTCAGCGCTGTCGGGGTGAGCGACGTCAACAAGGCGTATCAAAAGGGCATGCGCCGAGCAGCAGAGCAGCGCTACCGGCGGTGGAACTACTCGTTCGAGACGGAGCTCGACGCGAACAATAGCGGCTATCTCAGCCTCGCCGCTGTGTCGGATGACACGCCGGGGAGCGGCCAGAGCGCATTCCTTAAGTCGCTCACGCCCCAAGGCACCGGCTTCGTGTTAGAGAGCAGCGAGCCGCTGGACTGGGCATCCATGACAATGGCGAGGGTCGCCCTGCGCAAGCCGGATGGTCGCGTAGACGGCCCCTGGAGGGCATCGAGAATTGACGAATACCGCATGTGGGTACCCTCACTTGGTTTCGTCCCTGATCTCTCCTGGACCCGTGAGCCGCCGCATCTCCTGTTCGGCCGCATCCACCCGGTGCTGATCACCGGCGTGGACCCGAAGGGCCTCGAGAGCTGCTCCGTCCGCGGCGTGAACTACGACGAGCGGCTCTACATCAACGACAACGCCACCGCGCCGCCTGAAGCGGTCTAACCGCCAACACACCATCCCCATGAAGAACTCCGCCCAGTGCGGGGTTTTTGCTTTCTAGGAGCAGCCATGCCCGTCCGCTACAACACCATGAATCCGGTCGAGCCCAATGGATCGTCCGACTTCCGCGACGCCCACGACAACACCGGCAACCTTGATCTCGCGATGAACGGGACGGCACTTGCTTGGACGGACCGTCTCGGCCGTTCTAAAAAGTCCTGGGTAGGCATCGAGGATCAGGTCAACGGCTGGCTGGACGCCCAAGGCTTCGAACCCGGAGTCCTGGAGTACGTCGACGGCTCACCGCTGACCGTAGACCGTCCGACCCAACTGATCCAGCGCGGGGACAACATCTACAGCGTCAAGCGCCCGGCATCGTTCCCCGTCAATCTGACCGGGAACTGGGCGACGGACCAGAACCTTCTCGTTGCGCAAGTTGACCGGACGCTGCAAGACACCCTGGCTACCAGCGCTGGCGCAGGGATGATCGGCTATCGCGAGCGCACCGTAGCCGACCGCCTCAACGATACTGCGAACGTAAAGGACTACGGAGCAATCGCAGATGGCGCTTATCACCCGCTGTCAGAGCGGTTCGCAACACTCGCGGATGCGCAAGTGGTTTACCCACACGCCACTGCGCTGACCGACAGTATCGACTGGGCGGCGTATCAGGCGGCAATCAACTCCGGATCTCCGCATGTGCATGCGCCAGGCGGCCACTACGTCATGAATCGCGGAACTCTCGCTGAGCGGGATATTCGGTATACCGGTGATGGATATGCTACCCGCGTGGATTTCAGCATGGCCGATGGTCCCGGTAGCTGCATGCTGACGCAGGGCGAGTTGGTGCAAATCGGCGATCTGTCCGTGAGCGTGGTTAAAGGCGCTCGCACGCTGACATTTGCCGCTGCACCAGACCTGGCTCCGGGAGACGTGGTTATCGTGTACAACCCCACCAACGGCTCGTGGCTGGCTAATCGCGATCCGTATCGTGCTGGCGAGATGTGGAAGGTCCATTCGGTAAGCGGCAGCACGGTCACGATCTATGGAAACAGTTCGTCGGTGTACCTGTTCTCCGAGGTGGACGTATACCGCATGCGCGGCGTGCGCGTGTCTGTCGATCAGATGCACTTTTCGCCGTCTGACACATATTCCATTGCGCCGTTCAAGGTGGTTTTCGGTGATGGAGTTAAGGTTTCCAACTACTACGCTAGCGATGTCACGCGTTACACAGGGCTAGAAGTAGAACGATGCTTTGACGTTTCGATCAATGCGGTTTCAAGCCCGAACAGATCGCCGGCAGTCAATGACGAATATGGGATTACTATCTCGAACTGCCATAATTTCTCGGTGTACGGTGGTTATGCAGCGGCAACCAGGCATGCTGTCGCGCTCGGCGGAATGGACGCTGTGTGCTGCGTGCCCAACCGTAACGGCCTGATATACGGCATGCACATTGAAGGTATTGATATCGCGTCGGATATTGGTGCAGGTGATATGCACGGCAATTCCGACAAAATCACGTACGACAACTGTGAGTTTCGGAACGGTGTAATTCTTCAAGGGCGCGATGCCACCGTCCGTAACAGTACGATCTACGGAGTATCAAGTACGTCCGGAGAAGCGCTCTACGGAACCGAAGTTTATGGCGGAACGTACACAATCGAGAACAATCGTTTTATCAGTTATGGAAATGGAGCTTCTTTCGGCATCATCCATATTTCACCGGGGACAAGCCAACGCGAAGCGCTGCTCATCATCGCGAGAAACAATACGTTCGAATTGCCGAACGCGACAGGATCGACCAAGGTGTTGTTCCTGCGTGGACGCAATAGTCCTCTCCCTTGCAGCGTGAACATCGATGGTATGCATGTCCACATGGCGCCTGTTGCGATGCAGTGCTTCCTTTTCGCAGATGACCAAGTTGCGGCCACTCTGAACAGTAACTATCTCATCGTGGATGGAGTATACGGGCCAAGCGGCACCTATTTGCTGTACCCAACCGCAAAGAACGCAGGTATAGCAACCCGACAGATGCGCCAAGCTGGCGCAGTGAACGTGACCACCACGGCATCCGCTACGGTCGCAGCTCCAGCTCAGACCATTCGCTACCCGTATTCCAAAATGCCCAATGTTAGCGTTCAGGTTTCAAGCCAGTCGGGCGCTGATCAGAGCGCTATCGGATCGATCACGCCTGTGCCGATTGCGTACAATGTTCAGCCCGGCAGCATTCGTCCAGCCATCATGGCCCCTAGTGGATCGTTTGCCGCCGGCGGGTCTGCGCGTCTTCACTGGTCTGCGAGCGTAGACGACATTTAATCCGTTGGCCTGGATGGCTTTTGCATTCAGGCCTTGTTAAATGTCTTGATAGTAAGTTGCGAGAATGAAAACAAGCATGAATGCTGTTGCATACATAACCTGCATGAATTGCGCTAAAATTTTACGATACATTTAGCTGTCCTCGATCTTAAGTTTTGATGATGAATATAGTCCTAGCGCGGCAGGAAGTAACAGATATGTGAAGTATTTTCCAACAAGGAGAAGCACTATTGTCACTGCCAGAATTGAGAATGCGGATATTTCTCTATTTGTCTGCGCTCTGCCAAGAGCTATATTTATTCCTAGCTCTACCGCAGGGGCTATTGAGATAATCAGTATAAACAAGAATCCGAATAACCCAAGGTCATACCATGCTGAAAGAATATTGTGTATGTACTCGCCTTTTTCATATTTTCCGTAGCTTCCTAATATTGGGCTTTCCATTATCTTGTTTAGGCCTTCAGAAGCTATCCGGCTCCGTTCATTGCTCGAACTGTCATGCTGAAGATCAAGCAGATTCGCTACTCTGCTATCTGGAATCTCCACTAAGCCTGAGCTAATGGTCGCTACTGATCCTACTGCAATTATTATAAGGGAAAGTATAGGAAGCCCCTTGTTTCTTGATGACATAAACTCGTAGATTGCTGCAAAGAGAGCGTATGCTACGAATTCACTTCTCGCACCATTTATGTAAAGACAAGCTATCGCTACAACATGCGCAAGGCATCTGGTTGGCAGTGATCTTAATCCTGTAATAAGAACAACCGAAAGAAGTAAATAGCAGAGGGCGAATGTCTGGTATCCAGGAATCTTGTCTACGTCGCTTGGTAGCTCCCTCAGGGAAAACCTGCCGTCTACAGTAAATATAAGAATGCATGCGGATGAAGCAATCCACATGGTCTTAAGAGCTATGCCAGGCAATCGCTCTTTTCTGAAAGTGCCTTTGCATATAAGAAAAACTGCTGCGCATTGTGCGATTGAAACCATGTGCCATGTAAAGATATAGCTTTCTTCTTCTCTGTTGAAAATCACGACGCAGAGGAAGAATAGAAGGAATCCAAAATACGTCAGATCAATTACGGCTATTCGACCTGTTCTGAGCGTTGTCCACAGATATAGCGGAGCAAGTATGGCGAGCGCGGCTGCGGATGTTTTCCCAAAGTACCCAGTAATAAGCGCCGGGATCAGGCCATTTGTCGTCGCTACGTAATAAAGAATCGTTCCTGGGAATAGAAGAAGGAAAAGGATGTACGGGACGGTTGAAAACGGAAGCTTGGTCCTATTCATGCGTATTGCCTTTCTCCATTCCTAAAAACGTGGCGCGTCATGGTACGCGCTTCAATCATGCTAGTCATTGGATAGTGAATCGCCATGCCCATCACTGAGCAGCAACTGCTGCATATCCTCCCGAACGCCGGCCCTCGAGCCGGCGTTTTTGTTGGTGCGNTATATCCTCCCTAACGCCGGCCCTCGAGCCGGCGTTTTTGTTGGTGCGCTGAACCGCGGGATGACGCGCTTCGGTATCACGTCGCCTGTGCGCGCGGCGGCGTTCCTCGCCCAAGTTGGCCACGAAAGCGGCCAGTTGACCCGCTTGGTGGAGAACCTCAACTACAGTGCCCGTGGCCTGGCTGCGACCTGGCCGAGCCGGTACCTCGGCGCCGACGGCCAGCCCAACGCCCTGGCGCAGCGCCTGGCGCGCAACCCCCGAGCCATCGCCAACAACGCCTACGCCTCGCGCAACGGCAATGGCGACGAGGCATCGGGCGACGGCTGGCGGTACCGCGGGCGCGGGCTGCTACAGATCACCGGCCGGTCGAACTACCGCGCCGCCGGCACCGGGCTGGGCCAGCCGCTGGAGCAGGAACCCGAACTGCTCGAGCAGCCGGAGTGGGCGGCGATCTCGGCGGCCTGGTGGTGGGCCAGTCACGGCTTGAACGACCTGGCCGACCGCGGCGAGTTCGCCGCCATCACTCGGCGCATCAACGGCGGGCTCAACGGCCAGGCGGAGCGCCTGGCGCTGTGGGAGCGGGCGAAGAGGGTGCTGTCGTGATCTCCGCCCGCGCTTTATCGGTCGCGCTGGCCTGCCTGGTGCTGGTCGGCCTCGGCACCGCCGGCGGTGTCTGGCTCGGCGCGCGACACTACCGGCCGCAGTTGGATGCCGCGAGCGCGGATCTGGCTGCCTGCCGTGCCTCCCGGGGAGAGTTGGAGTCCGCAGTGGCAGAGCAGGTCCGGCAGGTTGCCGCGCTGCGCATGGCCGGCGAGCAGCGCGCCCGGGATGCCGCGCAGGCTGTGGAGCGGGGGCGGCAGCAGGCCGCGGAGCAGTATGCCGGAGCCCAACGCCTGCTGAGTCAGCGAACCGCCGGTGAGCAGTGTGCGGCCGCCGAGGCGGTCATCGATCAGGAGCTGGGTCTATGAGGGTGGTGCTGATGCTGATGATTGTCGCGCTGGTGGGATGCGCCGGCCGGCAGGAAGCCGAGCTGCGCACGGTGCGCGTAGAAGTTCCGGTGGCGGTGCCGTGCCGAGCGCCCGCGGTCGAGGTGCCGGCCTGGGCAGCGGCTGGGCTGAAGAAGAGCGACGACCTACAGACCAAGGTCCGCGCGCTGCTGGCCGAGCGGCGGCAGCGGATCGGGTATGAAGCCCAACTGCTGGCTGCCAACAGGGCCTGTCAGAATTAGGATTAGACTACAGCCTTTTCCTACGGAGCAGGGCGATGCTGGTCATTCGATTCAAGGGCTGGTCGGTGAAACTCGACCACCAGGTGGGTGGAGCAGGGAAGTTTGGCATCTGGTCATTCCACGGCTCGGAGAGCAGCTACGTCCCAGACATGCGGACGATTCTCCGGCATGCAGCGATCCGGCCGGCGGAGCCGAAGGAAAGCGGCGAAGTCGAGGTATTCATCTGCGACGCGCGCATGCCGCAGAATGAGTGGCGTGCCATAGGGACGGGCGTTGCTGCCTATGAGGCGGAGCGCTGAGTCTAACTCCGTCTGGGCGTGGATGTTGAGAGCTAGCTGTTTTGCTAGTGGTTGCGGTGTTGTTGGCTACCGAAACTGCGCGCTCGAAGCACGGAAGGAACGCCATGGATATCGAACGGACGCATATTCACAGCCAGCACGGCATCAACTTCAGCTTGGCGATCATTCGCCTCGCATGGGCGGAGCGCAGCCGGCTGCTTCACATGAAGTACTGTCCGTCAGTGAAAGCCAGTCACGCGACTGCTGATCTTGCGGTTGAGGTTTTCGATCGGATGCAGGCAAAGGACCGACCTTGCATACTGAGGGTTTTTGTCTCGCTGCCCCTGACCCGAGCTCAGGCTGACTCTCTGAACCAGCAGCGTGTCACCGTTGCTGGCATGGTCGGTATGCTTGCGGGTGTAGCCGGTAAACGCATCAACACTTTTGTTGGGGTTGGCAGCGGCCTCGCAGTTCGTTGGGCTACTCAGCAGGCCTTGCCGACCTACCACGCTGGAGACGTCATTATCAGCGTTGAAGGGGAGGTGTCCGGCGGGATCGGGCCCCAGCATTCTGTCAAGTCGGAGATCGTCCAGAGTGCTGGAGAACCTGCATGAATGATGTCATCCAGTTCGCCATCTGGACTGTAGTCATTGTTGCGGTCGGTCACCTAGTGCGCAACAGGGAGGTCCGGAAGTGGCTTGGAATCGCTGTGTTTGTTGCGGCTTGGGTGCTTATTCTTCGCTTCTCCTCGGTCAAGTTGGCAGGCTTTGGTCTTGACATCTTGGGGATTTGCCTTGGCATCCTCGGGGTTGACCTTTTTTTTCGACGGGACAAGTTCTCAAAAGCAGATGAATGATGGCGCGCAGGCCGGCCGAAGTGATGGTATTGAAAAACGCTACGTCAGCCCAAGACCCTGCCCCCGGCTTGGCCGTCTGGTAATGGACAAGCGGTGTATAGCCGATGACGAACAGAGGATGTTCAAGTTATGGAAACGAAAAAACGTCGGGGCCGCATCTGGCTCTTCCACATCGTATTTTCCTGTCAGATATGCGTCGCCGCCGAGGTCTCGGACGGATTGGAGGAGCTTGCCCGTGGCACCGTCATTCTCACTGTAATGGGCACTTCAGCAACCGGCCACACAAGCGATCATTTCGGGCACAACAGCTATGCCTATGCCCGCGAGGACGCGGCAGCATTTGTAGCCTCAGAAGGAGCAATCTACGGCGTGCAACTGGAGCGCGCCTGGAGGAAATATCAAGCCGACACTCCTGAACCCAGGCTGGAACTGAGCTCCTTTGCTACCGGACTATTGGCGCGTAGTGAGATGCAGTGATGGCGGCAGCAAGCGCTAGGGCGGAAAGCTGCGATATCACTATGCCTGGCCAAAGATGGCAACGAAAGGATGGCATTCAATCGGGGCTTTTCATGTCATCCAAGCTCTTGCTGCTGGTCAAACTACTGGTATGCCTGCCTGTCCACGCCGGGATTGACCTAACGCGGGATAGGCAGGACCACCCCGTTATTGCCAGCAGTTTCTACAGTTCGATATTGCTGGCGACAACGACCATCGGCACCAGCGACCCAAGAGAAGGTACAGAACTCTCTGGAGACGTATCCAAGGAAATCAGCAGCTACGACCGGAAGCTCAAGCTGGCGCATGACGATGCGGCCGCTTTCATCGCTAGCAACGGCGCGATCCGCGGTGCGATGCTGCAATCGGTGCTGGACACCTTGCGCCAGCGCGCCGAGCTTGCGCGCTACAGTGATCTGCAACTGGCGTTGGCGGTATTGACCTATCCGCCCCGCTAGCCGCTGGTGCTAGTGAAAGGGCCTATAGGAGATCCGCGGCTAGGATGACTTTGCTACGGATTTGCTACAGCAAATTGAGTTTATTTCGTATCTATATGATTTTATTAGGTAATTTTTTATAGTTTGACCGATCCATCATTGGCGCAACGGAGAAGCGGCGTGAGAGGGCGGCGGGGGCGTTGGTCGGTTCTGGGCGCATCGGGACTTCGGCAGGGAGAGCGGAGCAGGGCGAGGGATTTTATCAGGTATGGAGGTGGAGGAGGGGCGGGATGAGCGTGCTAGTGTGAATGCGTGCAAGAGCCGGGGCTGGTGGGATGCCGAGATGATTATAAGTCTGCCGTCGGTCCGGCACCTGTATTCATTCATGAGTTTTTCATCAGAAATTTTTTTCAATATTTATTTTTGAAGAATTTTATAGTTGGCCGGGTAGTCAAGGTTTGTAGGGTAGAGCTGTTGAGTGGGGCGAGTGTGTTGGCCTAATTTGACCGAAGGAGTGAAGGATGAATACTTATTTTGATATTCCGCATCGGCTAGTGGGAAAGGCTCTGTATGAATCATATTATGATCATTTTGGCCAAATGGATATATTGTCAGATGGAAGTTTGTACCTAATATATAGGCGGGCAACAGAGCATGTAGGTGGTAGTGATGGGCGTGTTGTTTTCAGTAAACTGGAGGGTGGTATTTGGAGTGCGCCTACCATAGTTGCCCAGGCGGGAGGACAGGATTTTCGAGATGTAGCTGGTGGGACGATGCCTAGCGGAAGGATCGTCGCGGCCTCGACGGTTTATGAAACAGGAGAGGTGAAGGTCTATGTATCTGATGATTCAGGTGTGACATGGGTACATAAATTCACATTGGCTAGAGGTGGGGCGGATTATAATTTTGCTCATGGAAAAAGTTTTCAAGTAGGGGCACGCTATGTGATTCCTCTTTACGCGGCGACGGGAGTCAATTATGAACTGAAATGGCTAGAGTCTTCTGATGGCGGAGAAACTTGGGGCGAAGGAAGCACGATCTACAGCGGGAACACACCATACAATGAGACTTCTTACCTTCCTGTGGGAGATGGCGTAATTCTGGCTGTAGCCAGAGTAGGATCTGGTGCCGGAGGAGCGTTACGTCAGTTTATAAGTCTGGACGACGGCGGCACATGGACTGATCAGGGTAATGTGACTGCACAAAATGGTGACTCTACCGATATTCTCGTAGCCCCTTCTCTCTCCTATATTTACTCTGAGGGAGGTACACCACATGTAGTTCTTTTGTACACGAACAGAACGACTCATTTTTGTTATTACAGAACAATCCTGCTGGCGAAAGCCGTAGCAGGCTCCTCCGGCTGGACGGAGCGTGTTCCTGTGTATAGTGCGCCAGCCGCCTCCGGTTATACTAGTCAAGTCGTTTTGGGAGGTCGAAGAATACTGGGTAATCTATTCAGGGAGACGTCTTCTACGACGTCGGGAGCTTATCAGTTTGAAGTGTATCTGGGAGGAGTCCCGGATTTTGAGTCAGACTGGTTTTCTGTTTCTTCAAATAGTTTGTATACCCTGAGTCATGGACTCCAGAGGTCGCCGCGTCGGGTGGTCGTTGAGTTTGCAAGGTCATCGAGTCCATCAACATGGAACATTGTCATGCCCAGTTATTTCAATGATGGAGGGCATAAAGGCAGTGGGGCTCAGGTTGAAGTGGGTAGCTTGAATATTCGGCTTGGAACTGGAGCGGCAGTATGGGGCACGGGATATTTCGGAGGAATCGACAATAGTGCCACGACTCGATTCGCTACCGGGTATTATCGGGTCAGAGCATGGATTTAG